CTGCTGCTAGGGAAAGTGCCCTCGCAAAACTGGCGGCACTTGGATTAACAGAAGAAGAAGCCGCTGCAATAGTAGGAGCATAAATGCCTACAAGCATAACAGGTTCTGGTCTTATTAATGGGTTGGCGTTGCCAACAGACTCTATTCAGCCTGGGCTAGTGCATCTACACACGGAGTCGTTCTCGGCTGTGTCGTCGGTGAGCATTGACGATGTGTTCTCTGCTGAATACGAGAACTATCGGCTTATTTTAGACACTACAACCACAGCAAATGTGGAATGGTCTTTACGTCTTCGGGTGTCTGGCGCAGACAATAGCACGGCTAATAGTTACGTCACGCAAAAACTAACCGCGAGCGCGTCCACGGTGTCAGGAAGTCGAACGACTAGCGATAATTGGTCCTTTGGAGAACATCAAAACGTGCAGGCCAACGGGCATGACGCAATCATTTGGCGACCTTTTGCTGCCGAAAAAACGTCGTTTTGGAATAACACAGCGGCAACATCAAGTAGTGCCTACCTTTCAATACGAACAGGAACACACAATCAAGCAACCTCCTACGACGGTTTCACTATTTATCAAGCCTCTGGCACTTTTTCTGGCACTCTCCGCGTCTACGGCTACCGCAATACATGATAAAATTAACTAGGAGAACTAATGTCTACAATAAAAGCCACACATATACAGCATCCTAGTGCTGCTTCTCCTAACCTTACCCTCGCAAGCGACGGTACAGTAAGTGGTGGTGCTGGTCTAGGTGGGCTAGTGCATATCCACACGGAGTCGTTTTCGGGTGTGTCATCGGTGTCGCTGGATAACGTGTTCACCGCCGACTACGAGAACTACAAGATGATTGTTCGCGTAAATGCCGTGGCCTCAGCAACGCTGCTAAATATGCGCTTCCGTTCGGGCGGTGTTGACGCAACGGGAACCAATTACAACTCGCAAGAGTTGCAAGTAAATGCGACGACGCTAAACGGAACGAGAACTAACAATACGACGCAGCAAGTAATTATGAACTTGCGTACCGACCTTATGGGGCAGCAACGATTTGTTGAGTTGTATCAGCCAGCCCTGCCTCTTGGGTCAAATTACTTCATTACAGGCTACGATCCGTATGCAGGTGGATTACTAAAAATTACTAACGGCACTTATTCGACTGCCGCTTCTCAAGATGGTCTAACTCTGTACCCAAGTGTAGGCACAGTTGACGGAACCGTATCCGTGTATGGCTATGCAAACTCATAATGATATAATTCTAATATGCCAACAATAGATACTTCAGGCAGACCAGCCTACATGTATGATCAAGAAACAGATACTTGGTATTCCGTTGGCGGAATGGCAGCAACAGGGGCAAGTTACATATGGACTGGTGTTCATCAATTTGACAATACTGTTTCTTTTACCGCCGCAGTTACTGCAAAAGCAGGGGTAAATGCATTTTTAAATCCTGCCGCTAGAGCATCTGCAATCCCATCCCCAACTGTGGGCCTTTTATCTTTTATTCAGCAAGACGCAGGAGCAACAACTGTAAATAGATTTGAATATTGGGACGGTAGTGCATGGAGTCCCATAGCAGACCCTAATGCCGCTACCCTTGCAGGATCAGAAACATTAACCAATAAGACAATGAGTGGTGACGATAATACTTTTACAGATATTCCTGTTGCCGCTATCTCAGGTCTTGATACCGCTCTTACCTCATATGCACAGAAGTATATCTCTGTAAATGAGCAAACTGCTTCATATACCCTCGCCCTGACAGACGATGGAGATTTGGTAGAAATGAATGTTGGATCTGCTAATACTTTGACTATTCCACCAAATTCTTCTGTTGCCTTTCCTGTAGGAACCACAATTGTTGTTTTACAGACAAATACTGGTCAAACAACGCTCACCGCAGGTGCGGGGGTAACTGTAAACGGAACCCCTGGACTCAACCTAAGGGCACAGTGGTCATCTGCCACCCTAATTAAGCGCGATACAGACTCATGGATAGCCATGGGCGATCTCTCTGCATAATGATATAATAAAACTGGTGAACAGTTTTGACACAGAGCATAGGATCTTCTAGTTATACGACGACTATTGCTACCCTCTCAGACGAGGCATCAATTGTTGAGGCGTTTAAGTATTATCATCAAGGTGGATTGACAGGATCTCCAGCAGCCAATAGTGTTGAGCAATACTTTATTGATATCAATGATAGAGCAGATACAATCGATACCCAGATTGGATATGATGGTGTTTCTCCTACCCCCAACTCTGTTCATTCACGACTTTCTTCACTAGAGACAACCGTTGGAACAAGTCTTGCAGCAGACTATGTAAAGGCTATCCCATCTTCCAACGATACAGCAGCAACAAGAAACCTAATTCAGCCAGCAACTAGCGGTGTCATTCCATTGTCTATTCAGGGCGTGGTAGGACAAACAGCAGACTTGCAGCAATGGAGAACAAGTGCAGGAGTCGTTGCCAAGGTAAACAATCAAGGTGCTGTATTTTCCTATGACGGAACCTCCATGGCTCAGGTTGTCACTCTCAGCGGTACTCAAACATTAACCAACAAGACTTTATCAAACCCAATCTCAACAATTGGAACAAACGTAAGAACAGGATCTTATACCTTAGTTCTTTCTGATCAAAGTAAACTTATTGAATACAACTCTGGAGCAAAGGGAACAATTACTGTTCCAACAAATGCATCTGTTGCCTTCCCCATTGGAACCTACATCGTTATTCTTCAAACAAATAGTGGCCAAGTAGAAGTTGTTGGAGCAAGCGGGGTAACTGTAAACTCCACTCCTGGAAACACAACAAGAACCAATTGGTCTATGGCCACTCTTATTAAGAGGGGTACAGATTCATGGGTTCTTGCTGGTGATCTAACCACAATATAACCCCTGATGATATAATAAAACTATGGCTAGCGGTCTAACTACTACTTACTTATTGCCTTATCCGCTTCAAACAGATTCAGTAGATGTTGCTGGAGATACTGAAGCACTAGCGGTGGCAGTAGAGACAGAACTTCTTCTCAAAGCACCCCTTGCTTCTCCAAGCCTGACGGGTACCCCTACTGCACCAACTGCTGGATCAGACACAAGCACTACTCAGATTGCTACCACAGAGTATGTCGTAAATCAGGGGTATTTAAAGATTGCTGACGCATCTTCTACATATGCACCGCTTGCATCTCCTAGTTTAACGGGAACTCCCACAGCACCAACCGCAACTTTGGGAACAGATACAACTCAGATAGCAACAACAGAATATGTTCAGAATGAATTAAATAACTTTGTTACTCTTCCTGATCAAACTGGAGCAAACGGATACTTTCTAACATCAGATGGAACAAACGCGGCATGGCAAGAGATCACAATTGACGATGTTGCAGATCTAACAAATACCATTACAGGATTAAGCACAGTATATGCTCCTAGAGACTTTACTGTTCAAACGGTGTCAGGTCTTTCAGCAGGAGACTTCTCTACATCTGATGCAAACACTCTTTTTATTATGGCAAGCAGTCTTTCAACAGGGGTACAACTTCCTCTAGACTCTACATTAAACTTTCCTGTAGGAACATCAATGGCATTTACTAGAACAAATGGGTTAGTAACATTTAGTGGGGAATCTGGAGTAACCGTTCTTACCACCCCAGGATCTGATCTTAGAGCAGTTGGGTCTTTTGCCACAGCAATAAAATATGCAGCAAACTCTTGGGTTGTTGCAGGAGATCTGATATAATTTTTTTAATAACAAGAAAGGAATGTTTGTAGTATGCCAATTATTGCAGGAATCGGTGGAGCAGCCGCAGGCGGCGGTAGATATGTAAACGTAAAACCAACAATTACCTATAACTCCACAGGAATATTTAATATTACAAACAATGATTCATCAGCAGATTATTCAGGAAGATCTACGGTAACTGCGGGATCGCTAACCTTTGGCACAGGAAATGCTACAGTAGCCCTTTCCAATGCAAACTCTATTGCTACTGTAAAGAACAGGTCCGTTAAGGGCTTAACAGATTCTCCATCTACTCTTGCAGAAAGAAAGTCTTTTACCTATACATATGTTTCCGCTCCACCTCCTGCAACAGGAACGTGTTATAACTATGCGCCAGCAGGTGGCACAAGATATGGAACGACTTGGATGGCCTTCTATGGAAGCCCGTACACATATCTTAATCCAGCACCAGGATACACTCAGGCTCCATCAGAGTGGTACAAGATTACCTGATACATAATTGTTATAATTCACTTTTTCACATACGCCATTTTTTATTGTCAACGATTCAATAAGTTGGTACAATAAACTATTCACAAAATTCAACAAAGGAGTTGTTCTTATGTCATTTATTGACGAAAATGGATCTATTGCAGATCCATACCGTAACTTTATTCATGTTAGTCGATACAGCCGCTGGCTGGAAGATAAGGGTCGCAGAGAAACATGGGTGGAGACTGTAGACCGATACATAAACTTTATGAGAGGCCATCTGGTTAGTAACTATAACTATGATGAGAATAATAAGATTTTTGAAGAGGTTAGGGACTATGTTCTTAACCATAAGGTAATGCCCTCTATGAGGGCTATGATGACCGCAGGGCCAGCGTTAGAAAGAGATAATGTTGCAGCATACAACTGCTCTTTTATCGCGGTAGACAGCCTTAGAGCGTTTGATGAAGCCATGTATATCTTGATGAATGGAACTGGTGTTGGTTTTAGTGTAGAGTCAAAGCACATCAACAATCTCCCAGTCATTGCTGACGAGTTTTATCCAACAGGAACAACAATCGTTGTAGAAGATTCTAAGTTGGGGTGGTCAAAGGCATACAAGGAACTCATTAGTCTTCTTGTTACTGGACAAATTCCAAACTGGGATGTGTCAAAGGTTCGTCCAGCAGGAGCAAGGCTAAAGACTTTTGGTGGTCGCGCTTCTGGACCAGAACCACTAGAAGATCTATTTAGGTTTACTGTAGAGACATTCCAGACTGCAAGAGGACGTAGACTGAAGCCAATTGAGGCACACGATCTGATGTGTAAGGTTGGTGAAATTGTCGTTGTTGGAGGAGTTCGTCGCTCCGCCCTTATTTCTTTGTCCAATCTTGATGATTTTGAGATGGCTAAGGCAAAGTCAGGTCAGTGGTGGGAGTCAGAGCCACAAAGATCACTAGCAAATAACTCAGCGGTATACGACAGAAAGCCAAACACGGCTCAGTTCCTTCGTGAGTGGAGAAACCTTTATGAGTCAAAGTCAGGCGAGCGAGGCATTTATAATATGGACTCTGTTCGTAAGCATGTTGATTCTTTTGGTCGTCGTGATTCATCTAAGGTTATGGGCACAAACCCATGTGGAGAAATTCTTCTTCGTGCTAATCAATTTTGTAATCTGACAGAGGTTGTTATTGATGCAGAGGATACAGAAGAAACTCTTAAAAAGAAGGTTCGCATTGCCGCAGTTCTTGGCACATGGCAATCAACTCTAACAAACTTTAAGTACATTCGTAAGTCATGGAAAGACAATTCTGAAGAAGAAAGGCTCCTTGGAGTTTCCCTAACAGGAATTTTTGGAAATAAGTTGACAGGAACAGTTCATAAGGGTCTTGCTCCAATGCTGGATTCCCTTCGTGAGTTTGCAGTAGAGACAAATGCCAAGGAAGCAGACGTTCTTGGAATTGAGCACTCTGCATCAGTTACTACTGTAAAGCCCTCTGGAACAGTATCACAGTTGACTGGGGTATCTAGTGGAATTCACCCATGGTACTCAAAGTATTACATTCGTTCAGTTCGTGCAGACAACAAAGATCCGCTAACAATTTTCCTTAAGGATTTTGGAGTTCCCAATGAACCAGATGTGATGAAGCCAGACAACACTACCGTTTTCTACTTCCCAATTGAGGCTCCAAAGGGGGCAACGGTAACTAGCGATTTGTCTGCCATTGACCACCTTGAGGTATGGAAGGCATACCGTAGTCATTGGACAGAGCACAACCCATCTGTAACTATCAATGTTCATGAGGACGAGTGGCTGGACGTAGGTGCTTGGGTATATAAGAATTTTGATTCTATTGGTGGAATTTCATTCCTTCCAGCCGTAGAACACTCTTACAAGCAAGCACCATATCAAGAGGTTTCCAAGGAAGAGTACCAGGAAATGGTATCAAATATGCCAAAGAATATTCCATGGGAATCACTTCCCCTGTATGAACTAGAAGATACCACTACTGGATCACAGGAACTTGCTTGTACAGCAGGAGCGTGCGACGTAGTAGACTTGGCCCCTTCTGTTTAAGATAGGTCAGCATAGGCGAGGCAGTCATAGATTTGGCTGCCTCGTCTTGCTATAATGATATATATGAGCATCGCTGGAAATCAATATGCCGATAAGGTTTTTTCTGAACATCCAATCGCTTTGTGGCCATTAGATGAAAAGGTATATTACCTATCTTTGATAGACGACAACGACAGGCTTTTATCAAATTGGACACTAACCAATGCAAACAGTGACGATTCTCCAACTTTGCCAGACTCTGAAGCACCCTTTCCAAACGAGGTGTCCTCTGCCTTTATTGCAAACACCTCATCTCCAGTAACGGTAGATGTTGAAAGTCCAGAACTTTTTAATTTGCTAGACGTAAATGAAGAAATTGCCACGTTTTCCGTAAACTTTTTCTTGTATCAAAAGCCAGACTTCATTAACTGGTTTAAGGTGGGATACAGATATGATGATGCACTAAGTAGCCCACAAGAAGTTATCTCAGATGAAATACCTGCACCACAACTAGAATCATGGCTAAACTTTAACAGAGTATATTCTTTGCCAACCAGTTGGTCAGGCAATCTTAAAATTTTTATTCAGGTAAATTTTGCAGATAGTTCTGGAGGAGATGCTACATCTAGAACTCTAATCCTAAATGGATTATCTGTCGGTCAGCAATCAGAGACAACTGCATACGATAGCCTAGGAAGCGAATATGTTTCCACTCCATCTTCAGCAGGAATAACTGGAATGTTTGGCATATCTGCCGATCAGTACGGAACCTTGTCAGACAATGCGTACTATTTGGTTAGAAACAACAGGCTCCTCGCAAAAAATGACGGTATGCCAATAATATACGGCACAGATCACTCAACAAAGATATATTCTTCAGGTGTAAACCTTCCATCTCTAATTTTCCCAGGCAAGGGTATGCTAAATGATTCAGGAAGAAACAACAACTATACCTTAGAGGCATGGATCAAATTAGATCCTTCCACAGCAAGAGCACAAAGAATTATTGGCCCAGTATCCAACAACTATGGCCTATACGTTAAAGAAGGATTCCTTACTCTTGTTATAGGAGATGAAATAGCGTCCCATTGCGTTGGGGAATGGTATCGACCAATGCTGGTTCACATTGTCTTAAAAGAAGGAACAGCATCTCTGATTGTTAATGGAGAGATTGTCGTAACAATGGATTATGACAAGAAACTAATTGATCTTCCAAATGATAGAGATTGGTGGGGTGCGTATTCGTATGACAACTTTTCATCATTCTACATTGACTGCATATCCATTCTTCCATATTCAATTTCTGAGGTAGCAGCAAAAAGAAGGTTTGTCTACGGACAAGGAACTCCATCAATTCAGTCTATAGACAATGGGTTTAAGGGTACTTCCACAACAATAGATTTCTCTAACTCACAGTATGGCCCAAGCGTAACATATCCAGACATTTATAGATGGGATGCTGGATACTTTAATAACTTTGATGCAAACAGAGATTTTCTGTCTGTCCCAGATTACAGACTGCCATTAATAAATATCGGTGGCAGAGATGTAAATGAGTGGTACAGAGATAACTACATGGTCAATACATTAGAATATCCGTCAGGTAATCATCCAAACTTTATAACGTTTAGGCCAAACGTAACCTATGACTCAAATGGAGATCCACTCTCCTGGGATTATGACGGCATTAATTATGTAGATCAGTCATATCTAAACTTTCCCTCACTCAATGTTCTAAACAATTCAGTATCCTCTGTTTATGGAATTTTTGAAACAGAGGAAGATATTGCTAGCGATAGAACCTTAATGAGTTTTGTGAATATTACCAATGGAGACAGTTTTAATATTGTTGTAAATAGCGATTCAGTCCTTTATTATATAAACGATAGGTTAATACATGAAGAAGTTATAACCATAGGAATAGAGGCTTTTGTCGGAATAAACTTTGAGTCTGCTGGAGCGGTATTCGGATATGAAATCTCTAGATTCTTTTCATCACCATCATCAATCCAGTTATATGTAGGCGGAAACGGAATAAATACTTTTGAAGGAAAAATATACTCAGTTGGCTTTTGTGATCAAAACAATCATGAAAAAATATCAAGCAATTTTGCTGACAATGGAATTGCTATTTCAGAAAACTATGAGATTATTACTGATCACATAGCAAGTTACACGCTTTTGCCAGAGTATGAGTACGAAAAACTATTCCTTGATATTTCCATATCTTCAGAGTGGGAAGAATACTACCCACTGTCATACTTTGCTGGGTATGTTAAAGACGAAAACGGAGACTCTGTATATGACCTGGACATGATACAAATAAACCTTGGATACTCTTATGTGTCGTCTGAGGGTGTTTGGCAGTATGTAGAACTTAAGGATGCATATGTAGGACAAACATATGCAGATTTGCAATCTTCTATTTACTCTAACTACTTTAACTTGTTTAAGAACAACACCACTGGAGATACGGTAAACGTTTCAAATTCATCTTTGCAATCCTACATAACCTTCCAAACTCTTGCTAGCGGAGCAAACAGCCCTTTGTCAAGTTTTACATACACAAAAGGTCTTGCATCAGATCAGGTTATTTATGCAGATGAAGAAAACATTCCGCAATTGCCAGAAAAAGTTTATGATACAAAGTTTGCTTTTACTGACAATACAATAGTTTATCCACCAAAGACAAACGACTTTGAAGACTACGCAATGGTTGTTCACCTTGAATTAAATCAAAGGGCAATTTTAAAGAACCCTCTCAAGATTAGAAACATGGGTATTACTGCAAAGAATCTTAACTACGTTTCTGCCACTTCAGACCCAGCACAAAGAAACTATATCGGAACAAAGTTTGGAAACATTGTTTATCCACAAATTATAGATTCTGGAAACATTGACTACAAGAGCAAAAACCCCATTGCAATTTATAAAACTGGAACGCCATATCTGTATACCACAAAAAAATCAGGCATAAGATTGATAAATAAGACAGATGGGTCTACTGCTAACCCATCAAAAGAATATATGATTTCACTACCAGTAAACCAGAATGCTTCTTATGAATTCTTTGTTGGAGCAGTTCAGTTCTTCATGCTCTCCTCAATTGGAGACACAAACGGGCAATACAAGTTAATGGATATTAATCATAAGGATGGAAAGATATCTATACTTTCTGAAAAAGAGGACACTGGAATTTTTATTCGTGCCTATTATAATGATGGTGTGTCTTTAACTAGGGCATCAGATATTGAGTTTTATCAAAATGGAAGATATGTCCCATCACCAACCATTAATGATTTTGAGTGGAACATGATTGGAATATCTTTCCCAAATCAGTTAGACTTTAGCGAGTTTTCTAACGGAAGTATAGATGTGTTTGGCGGGGTACTGCTAAATAATATTTCATACTATCTGTCAGAAGGTCTTGGTGTTAAGACAGACATTAATATTAGAACTTGGGAAAATGTTCTGAACTATGAAAGCGTTACCAGGCTATGGTCATATTGGGACACAGCGGTAGAAGCCTGGAGAGATGTTTATGTTTTGGGACAATCAACATCATTCTTTGACACACCAGCGAACATTTATCAGTCATATGTTGGAACAAATAGGAGCGTTGTTGACGATAACTTTGGAATACGTTTCAATAAGACAGATTCATCGCTATATACGGGTGTTACTTGGTCATCAATTACCGCAAAACCAGCATAATCTGGTACAATAGTGTTCATGAGCAATAGAAAAAGACCCACACTTGGAAAGAGCAAGGTCAGTGTTGTAGACACTGGGCAGGCACAACGTAAGCATTTTGGTTTTGAATGGGGTCTGTACTTCTGGAGATTGCCAGATGGCCACCTTTTAAAGGACGGCGAAGGAAGAATGTTGAACATTCCTTCCGTAAAGAACGATATTGGTCAAATTGCTAAACTTAAGCAAGCCGCAGCACACTATGGCTATTCAGAGGGTGAGCCATGGTTCTATGCTGGTATAAATCGTGCAACAGATGAGGAATATCAGGAACAACTTGACAGACTTGATGAAGGCTTGATCCCATCTCTAAATGATATCGGTGCTGTTGCAGCGGCAAAGAAGTCACTTGAAATGTATGGAGATGCTGATTAATGGAAGAGCAGTTTTTTATTGATGCTAAGATGGCAGATCAAATTATTGAAAATGAATTTGCCAACCTAGATCCATTTGCTAAGTCCTGGGAAGACCTTTCTTCTCTTAATGGGCTAGACAAAAACTTTAAGCGTAGAACTGCAAGAAAGGTTGAAAAGTATAATACAACTGTTAACAATGTTCCTCGTCAAGCAGATGGACAGATTAGCACAAGGTATCTTAGCGATGCCAGGGCGGTAGGGCAGAATGCTGACAGAGATGTTGAGTCAAAGGCTATTAATCCAGGAATGGTTTATCGTAATGGCTATGGAATCTTTGACGTTATCACCCCACCCTACAACCTTTACGAACTTTCTTCATACTACGACACATCTTTTGCCAATCACGCAGCCATTGATGCCAAGGTAGCAAACTCAGTTGGCATGGGTCACAGATTTGAGATGACTCACGACACGATGGGCAAGTTAGAGACAATGACAAATGACTCTGCTAAAGAGAAGGCTAAGAAGAGAATTGAATCACTAAAAATGCAAATGATGGCGTGGCTAGAAGATTGCAACGATGACGAAAGCCTGACAAAGACTTTAGAGAAGGTTGTCACAGATATGCAGGCAACTGGAAATGGATACATTGAAATTGGCAGAACAGTATCTGGAGAAATTGGATACATTGGACATATTCCAGCAACAACTATGCGAGTACGCCGCCTGAGGGATGGATATCTACAAATTATCGCTGGAACAATTGTATACTTCCGTAATTTCCAAGCAAACAATCCAAATCCTGTAACCACAGACCCACGACCAAACGAGATCATTCATCTTAAGGAATACTCACCACTCAATACTTTTTATGGAATCCCAGACGTTATGGCTGCCATGACTTCCCTGCGTGGCGATCAGATGGCGGCACAATATAATATTGACTATTTTGAGAACAAGGCTGTTCCACGATATATCATTACCGTAAAGGGTGCAAAACTTTCTAGCGAAGCAGAAGATAAGTTATTTAGATTCTTCCAGACAGGACTAAAGGGGCAGAGCCATAGAACTCTATACATCCCACTTCCTGGAGATAGTGATGGCAATAAGATTGAATTTGAAATGCATCCTGTAGAAAACAATGTTCAAGAAGCATCATTCTCACAATATCGTAAGCAAAACAGGGACGACGTTCTTATGGCGCATCAGGTTCCTTTGTCCAAACTAGGATCTGGAGATGCATCATCAGCAGGAGCAATGTCACAAGATAGAACATTCCGCGATCAGGTATCTAAGCCACTGCAAGAGTATGTTGCAAAGGCTATAAATAAGATTGTTAAAGAAAAGACCGATGTTGTTAAACTTGTATTTAATGAGGCTAACCTAACAGACGAAATCGCACAATCTCAGATTTATGAGCGTTATGCAAAGATTCAGGCACTTACGCCAAACGAAATCCGTGAGGCACTTGGAAAGCCACAAAGAGAAGGTGGAGATGCACCACTTGAATTATCTGCACGACAGGCAGCAGACGCTCGCTCTGATGTGCGAGGTAATAGAGAAAGAGACTCTGAAAGATCAAATGAACAATCAGATGGTCCAGGTGCTATCTCTGGAAGAAACCCCAAGGGCGAAGGTCCAAAAACTTCATAACAATTAAATAAAAATAATGTATAATAGGAATTAGTATGGACATTAACAAGGCGCATTGGTCCATGGAAAAGAACAACATTCGTCTTTCCATGCCAATCAACAAAGTTGACAAAGAGCGCAGAATTGTTTCAGGCTTTGCGACTCTTGATAATCTTGATAAGCAGGGTGACGTAGTTCCTGCGGAAGCATCACGCAAGGCTTTTGAGGGTTTTCGTGGAAATATCCGCGAAATGCATCAGCCCATCGCTGTTGGCAAGGTAGTTTCTTTCAAAGAAGACAAGTATTTTGATGAAGATTCAAAGAAGTTTTATAACGGTATTTACGTTTCTGCCTATGTAAGCAAGGGTGCTCAGGATACCTGGGAAAAGGTTCTTGATGGAACTCTTACAGGATTTTCCATTGGTGGGGAAATTCATGATTCAGAAGATGTATATGACGAAGAAATGAACAAGGCTTATCAGGTTATCAAGGAATACAGCCTAAGCGAACTATCTCTTGTTGATAATCCTGCAAATCAATTTGCTAACGTTATTAGTGTAGAAAAAGGCGAGGGCACTGGATTCTTGTCCAAGGCAGTAATTGAAAATGTTTTCTGGTGCAGAAAAGACGACATTGTTCAAATGTCTAAGGATGACTCAACATCATGTCCACAATGCGAAAAGTCAATGGACAACATTGGATTTGTTGAAAGCAATGATGACGACAAGGCATCAATGGTCAAGGGAATGCTTGGAAGAATGAAGAAGTCAGTAATCCAAAAAGACATTGATGCAGATTCTTTTGTTAAGTTTGACGATGAGTATGGTCGTGTATCACAGGTAATCCTTAAGGGTGGAGCAAGGCTTTCATCTGAAGAAGAGCCAGTTTTGGCTAAATCAGATGATCCAGTTGTGATTATAAGCGTATATTCACAAAATGACGGTACAATAGTACCAACGAATCGTCGCGTTATTAAAAATATTTCTTCACTAGAAAAAGTTAATGCGATTAGTAAATCAGAGGTAAAGGAGGTTAGCAAGATGGACTCAGACATTGTAGTAGTTGATGAGATTGAAAAGAGCGAAGCAGTGGAGCCAGAGGCAACCACACTTCCCGTCGAAGAGACTGATGCAACAACTGCTGAAGTAGCCAAGGGCGATGACATGAAGGCTGAAGAAGAAATGGAAGCCGAAAAGTCTGAAGAGCCAGAGGTAACAAAGGCAGAAGACATGGACGATGAAGACGAGGAAGAGAAGGAAGATGAGGCTATGAAGGCTGACACAGCAAACGAAGTTGAAAAGTCAGAAGAGGCCGAAGTTGTTGACGAAACCACAAAGATGGTTAGCGAGATTAACGATTCCCTCGCTTCTGCTCTCACCACTCTTGCTGAAACAGTAAAGGCTCTTGATGCCAAGATTGAAGGCATTAACAAGGCTTTCGGCGGAGCCGTTGCTGAAATCAATAGCAAGGTGGAAGAAGTACAGGAAAGTTTCGGAAAGCGCGTAGACGCAGTTGAAAAGGATACTGCTTTCCGTAAGTCTGCTGATCTTGGCGAGATCTTGCAGGAAGAACCAGTAAAGGTAGAGAAATCTGCCTGGGGCGGTCGTTTCCTCACAAATGCCGACCTATTTTAATAAAAGGAAAGAAAACATGGAGGTGAAAGTCAAATGGCAGAAGAAATTCTGAAGAACCAGCCAGGTGAGTCTGGCGAGTACGGCGGCACTGCCCCAGGTCTATACCAGGGTCAAGGTTCCGTAGCCGCTGGTGGTATCGGTGGTGTTACAGATCCAGCAGCGGGTGTTGTAGGCAATATCGATAACGCTAACATGGGTGTCACAACTGGCCCCAATGCTGTAAACCCAACAGGTACTCCTGGAGGCATCCTAAATCCTGAACAAGCCCGTCGTTTTATCGACTATGTTTGGGACGCAACAGTTCTCGCCCAAGATGGCCGTAGAGTTACCATGCGTGCAAATACCATGGAACTTGAGAAGGTTAATGTTGGAGAGCGTGTTATTCGCGCTGCTTCACAGGCTCTTGGCGAGTACACCAACGCTGGTGCAACATTCACAAAGGTTGAACTAACAACCAAGAAGATCCGTCTAGACTGGGAGGTTTCAACTGAAGCACTTGAGGACAACATTGAGGGTTCCGCTCTTGAGGACCATCTCGTTCGTCTAATGACAAATGCTTTCGGTAACGACCTTGAGGATCTAGCCATTAATGGCAACGGAGGTGTTGACCCATTCCTAGGAATCATGAATGGTTTCGTAAATCAGGTTACCGTTGGTAGCGATGCTCACGAAGCCGTTGTTGATCTCACACAGGGATGGACACCACAGGTTATGCAGGAGATCGTTTACGCTCTCCCACGCAAGTACCGCGCAATCAAGTCTGGCCTCAAGTTCTACGCAGGCACAGACGTTTTTGCAAGCATTGTTGAGAAGAACGGAACACTCGCTGACGCTATCGCAGAGGCATTCGCTGGAACTCCAGCAGGCACTCCTGCAAATCGTCAGGATTACTTGGACGGAAATGGTCAGACATTCGGTGGTGCTCGCACCACTCGCGTTCTGGGCATTGATGTTCAGGAAGTTCCTTACTACCCAGCAGACTATGCTGATCTTACATTCCCACAGAACCGCGTTTGGGGCTTCCAGCGCGATATCACTGTGAACCGTGAGTACAAGCCAAAGAAGGATACAATTGAGTACACCATCTTTGTCCGTTTCGGTATCACATGGGAAGAACTTGACGCAGTTGCTTATGCAGATAACAACGTATTCACCTCATAATTGAGTGAATAAAGCGTTACCCGTTGAGGGGAGGGAGTCTTGAAAACTCCCTCCCTTCAGCATATTCTGATATAATTGCATTAAAGGAAAGGTGTATAAATGTCTGAAAATACTAATGAAGATGCTGTAGAGGTAAAGCCAACAGCAAAGAAGACAACTTCAAAGAAGACAACTGCTAAGAAGGCAGCCCCAAAGAAGACCACTACTGACAAGGTAGCAGAGTCTGTAGATGCAATCACTACTTCTGCTTTTCAAGAGGCAGAGACAAAGACTGAAGATGGACAAGAGGTAATTACTGGTCCAAGTAAGCCAAAGCCATCACGATCATCAAATACAAGAATGGATGACAACAACGTTGTTGGATCTCGTTCAGCAGACAGAGCACTTAATGAAGCCAAGAAGGAAAAGGCTCCAGAAAAGGTTGTTGACAATGAGGAAGACAGGATGCTTGTTCATTCACAAAAGAATATTCGTTGGCAGGGTGTAGGAACATTGTCACCAGGCTATAACGTTGTGACTAAGGAGGCTGCCGAAAAGTGGCTCACTAGGCAGGGAATCCGCGAGGCTTCCGCTGAAGAAGTGGCAACCTATTACGGCAACTAATAAATGGAACTATTGAGACTAGCCCCATTCCCATTAACTTACACAGTTGAAGAACTTGAAGCAGGAACTGACTACTCCATAGCGATCCTAGACGATCACGCTGAAGACTTAGTAGAAATTCCAGTAACAGCAGATGGGGATGGGGTAGTTTCTACTCCATTGCCAAATTATTTTTCACGATATGATCAAACATATCGCGTAGAGATTTATATTAAAACGGGGGAAAATACAGATGGATCAGCCATTCGTGGAGATCTTGTTTATGTAGATACCCTGAGCGTTGTTCGCCCATATACCGACCCATCTCTATATGCAGATACAGAAGATGAACTGGAGCAAGCAAAGATGTATGAGGTCATTGCTCGCGGTCTTATTGATGCATATATTGCAGATGGGTTCTATTATTCCAGAGAGGTCATAGACACCGTTGGAATGGATAATGATTATCTCGCATTGCCATACAGACTAAATAAACTAATTAGGGTCTATGAGAATGATTATCTAGTTTATGACTCAGAGCCAACAGATAGCGAGTGGACAAATCTTAGAGGCTATATGATTACCGCAGACAAGAGCGCAATAACCGTTGTTATTGACGATGTTTATGGTGGATATAATCGTATGCAATCTAAGCCAGTGGTTCCAAGAACTTCTGCGTCAGACTCATTCACCCTTTACAACACAAACGACTCACCCAACATTATTCAGAACATCGCTGGATCTCCCATGTTCCCCCAGGGTAGAGATTATATAGTCGTTGTAGATGCTGGATGGCCAGTAGTACCAGAAGACATTAAGGTTGCGGCCAAACTTCTAATTAATGACTTGAAGTGCAACACTTCTCCACACCTTAATTCTTATGTCAAACAATATGAAAGTGATCAGTTTAATATTGAGTTCCAGCCAGATGCATATTCTGGTACAGGAAACAGAGTTGTAGACAAGATTCTGTCCAACTATACGCAGCATTTCCACCGCATTGGAGTTTTGTGATGGGTCTTTTAGGAGATAACTGCTCAAACTTCTTGTTTCCCTTGCAGTGTGATATCTATTATCCACAAGAATCACAAGATGAATATGGTGCTATAAACAAGAAGTGGGACTTCGATATGACAATGAACTGTTCATTTCATAGCACTACCGACAAGTCTTCAACTAAAAATTTTAGCGAGGACTCAGAAAGATTTTATAAGTTAGACACACTTCTTTATGGAAGAATGCAAAAAGATCCACGACAATCTTCTGTAGGGCTTTATATTCCGCTCTCCAACATTCTCATTACCAACATTAGGAATTCTGGCTGTGACGACGGCACAATCTTTGTAGAAACAGATGGAGACTACGTTGGAGATCCAACTATCTTTGAAATTAAAACTTGTCAGCCATATATTGGGCCTATGGGAAGCATAGAGTATTACAAAATGCTTATTGCTAGATCAGATATACAGGAGTTGTATAACCGTGTTCCGTGTTAAGATTGATTCTAAAGAAGTTAATAAACTTTTAGGAAATACTGTTTCATATTCCTACGGATTCCTAGATGGAATAGGCATGGATCAAATATTGTTCAACAAAACTTTGGGTGAATATACGGCAGAGTCTTTAGGACAATACATAGATGCACAGTCAAGAATCAATCCAGATGCATTGCATCATGTTTATGAATGGAACGCAGTTGGCGACAACTCTCAAAGATTGTTTAAAATTACATCAAATGCTTCAAAAAGAATAATAAGGTTTGATGGAAAATTTCTTCTATCTAAAACAGTTTCAGACTCATCTACAACACCATTTGTAGATAAGGCAAATATTATGGAAAACAGAATCTCTGTTGTTGTAGAGCCAAAAGATGCAAATGTACTAGCATTTGAGGATAATGGTCAAACAGTTTTTACTACAAACGCCATCTATATCGCCAACCCTGGCGGCGACGCTGTTGCTGGAAGTTTTGGCAGGGTGGTAGATGATTTTTTCAATAACTACTTTACTGGGGCAATACTAAGGCCATTTCTTAAAACATTGTCATCACCAAGGGAGTACAGCAAATATCTTTCTGCTGGAACAAAAAATGGTAAAATGTCTGGTGTGACCGCTGGAAAAGCATATCTTAGATCGGCAGGTGCTACTATACAATGAGTTTTTCTAACTTTACCTTGCCAGCAATAACAATAAACAACTATGTGTGGGATGTAATGAAGAGTGTGGACACCACATTTTCTAAACAGTATGGGCAAACAATTCCATTTTTTCCAGTCAACGATGCAAAAAGCGGAACAAAATCTTGGGAAAATAAGCCATATGTTGTTTATGACAGAATAATGAGAAATACTGGAAAGCCTTTTTATCCAATTAAAAGAGAGCATATTATTTATGCGGTAAAGGGATCGGCAAAAGATTCTCTAGAATGGGGTATGGCAATACAATATATTTTAGACAGAATGGATGACGCAGCACAAGATATCAACGCTTGGAATAGAGAGCAGACGACTCCTTCAAACGTTTATTTTCATCATCTAAGGGCTTTTCAAACTCAGGGCGCAGAAAACAGAGAGTTTAGCAATAGATCTTATTACATAACCCAATTCACTATTGAGGTAGAATATCACCTTACAAACTCAATTGAATCATTTTTATAACAAAAATGAAGTATAATAGTAAATGAGGAAACGCCCCTAATTCTAATAAAAGGAAAAAAGAGGTGAAAAAATATGGCATATACTCGCGGTGATTCAAAGCAAATTATCGTAGGTGCAGCCGCACTCTTTGTCTCAACAGACGCTGAGTTTGATTACACCAACACAAGCCCTGCACTACCCGACTTTGTTGCAGGCACAGCATACCGTGAAACACTGTCTTCATCAAGCGTTGTTCGCAACGTTGGTTACACCATGAATGGTCTTGAACTTCAGTTCCAGCCAGACTTTGGTGAGGTACAGGTTGACCAGTTGCTAGACGTTGCCAAGTTGTACAAGCAGGGAATGCAGGTTAATCTCAACACAGCCTTTGCAGAGGCCACACTTGAGAACCTTCTTATCGCTGTTGCTGCTTCTGACAATGACCTTGCTCAGGATACCAAGATGGATAACCCCATTGAGTCAGGCACAACCAACTTTGCTGACGTTATGGAGATTAGATCAGGTGAACTGGGTGAGTGCCCAGTAGAGCGCGGTCTTGTCGCCGTTGGCCCAGGTACAGGTGACTGTGAGGCAGGCTCCACAATCGAAAGAATCTACGTTGCATACCGTGCGCTGTCAATTGACAACGTTACTGTTTCAGCAAAGCGCGATGAGGCTTCAATGTTTGAGGTTTCATTCCGTCTGCTCCCCGCAAACAACGGTTCTTACGGAAAGATTGTTGACCGTCTAGTTCCAACATCATAATTTAATTAACAATTTAATAGAGATTGTCCCCCGACCGCATTGCGGCGGGGGCTTTCTCATGCTATAATTTACGAACCATATAAGGAAAGGATTTAAAATGGCTACATCAGTTTATGAGGTTACAGAGATTGAACTTATTGACGGCACCAAGATCTCTATGCGACCACTAAAGATTTCGCTTCTTCGTGAGTTTATGAAGAAGTTTGAGGGCATTGCCAAGGTAGCAGAAAGCAATGACAAGTCAATGGACGTTCTTATTGATTGCGTTCAAATTGCTATGAAGCAGTATAAGCCCGAGTTGGCAGAAGATAGGACAGCACTTGAAGACAATCTAGATCTTCCAAGCGTCTACAAGGTTCTAGAAGCAGCATCTGGTATGAAGTTTGATGAAGAGGGAAACGTACCAGCGGCGGGGATTCTTGGGACGAACTAGATCTAGTAACGCTTGAATCTCAGGCATTCATGCTTGGCATATGGAAAGACTATCAGGAATTAGAAGATAGTCTTTCTATGCCAGAACTTACCGCAATTCTCGTCGCTAAATACGAAAATGATAGACAAGACAAAAAATTCCTTGCTGCATTGCAGGGGGTAGATCTTGATAAAGAGTCTGGTTCATCTTCTGGAGGTCAAAAGCAGTGGGAAGATATGAAGGCCAGAGTGTTTAGTGGAGGAAGAAGCGATAACTCAGACGATATTACATCTCTACAAGGACCAAACGCTTCTAAGGCTGGATTTGGCATAGGGATGGGGCTAGAGTATGCTGATCTTAAATCAGAATCTGCACCTAAAAATCCGCTGGGCTAATGATATAATTAACTAGAGGTGCTTGTTTGTGGCAGATGATGTAAACGCTAATATCAGGATAAATATTGAAACGGCACAAGCCGCCCAACAACTACGACTTCTTGAGTCCACACTATCTGACTTTAATAGAAGAGTAGTTCAAAGCAATGCCCAAGCCGTTGCTGCACAACAACAAGCCCTCTCAATGCTCCAAAGCAAGGTGGGAGACATTGGTAAATTCTCTACTCAAATAAAAACTGTACAGACTTCTGTTGGAAGTTTTTCCAAGGCACTTGATAAGGGTAAGTTAAGTTTTGGAGAATATTTCCGATATGGAATGGCATCAACCAAGACCTTTAGAAGAGGGTTCACCAAAGAACTTGACATGATTGATGCTGTCGCAGAGGACAGGGTAAAAAGATTACAAACAAGATACATTGCCCTGGGCAAAGCAACAGACGGTATGCAAAAGACACTGGCAATTAGGCCAGATGTTTTGCCAAGCAATCTAAACACTAGTCTTGCCCTAGCAGCACAGCGTCAACAAATATTTAATCAACTTCTTAGGCAAGGATCTACACACCTAGTCAACTGGGGTAAGAATACACAGTGGGCTGGTCGTCAGTTGATGGTTGGCTTTACGATTCCTCTAACAATTTTCGGCGGCGTGGCAGCAAAGACTTTCATGCAACTAGAAGAGCAAGCAATTAACTTCCGCAAGGTTTATGGAGATATCTTCACTACTGATCAAGAGGTAGAAGCAAATCTAGAGGCCGTTCGCGGATTGTCAGAGGAATTCACCAAGTACGGCATTGCTGCCCAAGACACCCTGGCACTAGCAGGAATTGCTGCACAGGCTGGTCAAAGAGGCAACGACCTTCTTGCCGCAACAACAGAGGCAACAAGGTTGTCAGTCCTTGGCCAGATGGATCAGCAAGAGGCAATGAGGACAACGATTACTCTACAAAATGCTTTTCAGTTGTCTAATGAAGATCTTACAGAATCAATCAACTTCTTGAACGTTGTAGAGAACCAGACGGTTCTCAGCCTTCAGGATGTTGCTGGTGCCATTCCTCGCGTTGCTCCAGTCATTAAAGGACTTGGCGGCGATGTAAAAGATCTTTCAGTCATGCTTGTAGCAATGCGTGAAGGTGGCGTAACAGCAGCAGAAGGGGCTAACGCCCTCAAAACATCTTTATCAAGATTGATTAGCCCAACAGCAGGCGCGATAAGCATGTCAAAAGAACTTGGAATCAATCTAAACGATATTGTTGAAACAAACCAAGGCGATATCCTTGCTACAGTCATGGAGTTGGCAGAGGCCATGAAGGAACTGAGCGGTCTAGAGCAACAGAGGCTTCTGAGTGAAATCTTTGGTAAGAGGCAGTACGCTCGCGTTGGTGCATTGTTTAAGAACATTACCAATGAGGCTTCTCAGGCACAGAGAGTTCTGGAACTCATGGACATGTCAAGCCAAGACCTTGCTGACACCACAGAGCGAGAATTGGGAGCAGTATCAGACTCTATTGCTACTAAGTTCACAAAGGCAATTGAATCTTTGAAGATAGCCATAGCCCCATTAGGCGCAATATTCCTTCAAATTGCCACACCAATTATTGAGGCGGTAACAAAGGTTGCCAATATGTTCAACAACTTACCAGATGTTGTAAAGACTTCCGTTACCGCCATTATCGCACTCCTTGCTGGTATTGCACCTATATTCCTTATGGGTATTGGTTTGATAGGTAACGGCATAGGAAACATGCTTAAGGGATTTCTTTCTGTAAGAACTGCATATCAAAAGATGGTTGCTAAGATAACTGGACAAAACACAGTTTTGACTCAGGGATATGGCTATGTTACAGATGCAGAACTTGATGCCATGGCAGCAGCAGCATCTTTAGAGGGAACGATGGCTGGGCTTACAGATACCGTTCTCATTCAAGAAACGGCTGTAAGAAGACTTGCAGATGCGTACAGCGATGTTGCTGCAACAATGTCAAGGGCAGCCGCACAAAATCCTCAGGGCTTCTCTCCAGTAAGAAGAATGGCTACAGGAGGGTTTGTCGGAGGTAGCGGTAATGAAGACAATCAGCCAGCACTCCTCATGCCTGGAGAATTTGTTGTAAACAAGGATGCAGCAAAGCAATACGCTCCACTGTTGGTAGCAATGAATCAAGGAGAACTGCCTGGATTGGCAAGAGGCACAGATTCACCAATCGGAAGCAGATATGTTCCACCAGTTGAGCCATACCTAATACCACAAAGTGCAAGACCCCCACTTGAGTTTGGTCATTCAGCAGGGTTTTCACCAAGAGAGTTGGCCTCAACAGTTTCAGAACTGGTTACAGCATCCGACTCCCTTGTTGGATCTACCAAGGAAACAGATATAGCACTAAAAGAACTGCTTGACTCTGTTCTTGGAGCAGAAAAGACATTTGTTAAGTTTGAAGAAACTTCAGATGGGCTGTGGACTGCTACAGAACAAACATCTCAAGCATTATCTAATTTAACAACTGATATGGGGGCTGCCTCACTTGGTCAGTTCGGCGGTGGAAGAATAACTTCTGGAACCAGAAATGAAGCGTTAAAGCAAATTGGTGTAGACGAGCCAATAAGTTTTGCTGATCTTAGAGTTGCAGCACAGGCCGCAGACACAGCCTTACAAGAAGTTGCCTCTGGAGCAAGAAATATGCAAGAGCCATTCCAGTATGCGCTTCAAGGATTGATTGATGAGTACAATTCCTTAACAGGAAATCTTCAAAGCCAGTCATCCTACCTTCTTGACAATGTTCAGGCAATGGTAAGAGATCAAGAGATGACAGTAAGGAAGTCAGATGCAGAAACTGCGCTTGCCACATCTCTAGAAAGAAGGGCGCAGATAGAGGCTGATTTAGTTAGAACTGGGGCAATGGTTAATGGTGAAATAATTGATGAACTAAGGGCCAAGCAGGTTGTGGAGGCACACCTTCTTTCTTATGCAGATGCTATTGCTACCGCAGAGGGTGTAATAGAGCAAACTACCCAAGTTGCTAAGCGTGCATCAATGGCTGCGGGAGATGCCTCTGGCGTTGGAAGCATTCTTCAGCCAAAGGTAGAGGGCACACGCCGAAACATATTCCCTGGCGGCGCAACTAGAAAATCAGTTAATGAAAAACTCTCTCAAGAAGGAATTGCTCTAGGGCAAGAGTGGGGAATTTATGTGGCACAGGGTGCTAGTGAAACGTTACCAGAAGGACTAGCAAATGCGGCAGAAGAAGCAGGCGCACAGTTGCAACCATCAACATTTGATGGAGCAAACACTGGATCTCCACCACCATGGTCAATTCAGTTGGGTACTTGGATTGGCGAGGGTATCAATCAAGGAATGGAAACAGCAGTTCAGCCACCAAAGATCCCTGGGGAGTACATGGCTACGCCACTCGTTGGTGGATTTGGAAGCCCACAAAGTGAGCAGATATCAAAGAATCTAGAAGAACTTGGAATAGTTGCAGGAAGTTCTGCTGATGATATAGAAAGGCACTCTGTAGCCGTTGTTGAATCAACAATCACTGAAGAGCAGAATTCAGCATCTACTAAAGAAAACTCTATCTCTACAGAGGATAATACGGCGGCAGTCGAAAAGAACACCAGAACCCAAAGAAGGGGTCTGGGAAGTTTTGCAAGAATGTTCTATGCTGTAGATGGCATAGCGTTGGCAATGTCATTCCTCCCTGGACCGTTGGGCGAGGTGGGCAATAAGGCATTTATGGTTAGTGCTGCATTTACTGCGCTTGATGCAATTTTGAGAGTGGAAATTATAAAGGGGGCACTTACAAGTTTTAGCAATGCTTTAAAGAAAGCAGCAGCCACGGCAGCAATTCAGTCAGGATTAGTTAGAAGTGGTGGGTCAGTAGGTGGTGCTGCTGCCGCAGGAGCAGCCGTAGGTGCAGCAGGAACCGTTCGTAGGGGAATCGGTGCAGGACGAGCAGGGGCCGTAGCATCAAGAGCAGCATCTATCGCAGGTATAGGAAAGTTCGGTCAGGCTCTAGCAAGAGTTACTGCAATACTTAAGGTAGCATTACCAACACTAGGAAGATTGGTTCCAGCACTTCTTAGATTTGTGGGTGTGTTGGTTAATGGCATACCACTTGTTGGTCAAGTTGTCTCCGCTCTTATTTTAATAGGAACAACTTTAGCAACATTTGGATTTGCATACAAGAATGCTGGGGATAAAGTAAGAGATCTTGGTGAAGCAGCAAAGATTGCTGGAGATGAACTAACCTCCCTTGCGGATAGGTTTGGATTTACTGAAAGAACTTCTGGCTTTGAAAATGTTTCTACGGTTCTTGGAAGATCAGAAGAAGCAAGAAGCGTTGCTCAAGAAGCACAAGCATATGTGCAAGAAGATTCAGGAATGCAGGAAAGGGCAAGAAGGCTGAGCCTAGCCTCAGACTCTGGAGCAGAGGCAGCACTTAGGTCATTCTTTATGGATCTTTTGGCATCTGGAGCACCTAGAGATGTTGCGGTAGGAATTGTTGAAGCAGTTGCAAACGAGGCAGGAAAGCAAGATGTGTTTGTCCCAATTAGCACAGATCTACAGTTTGCTTTTGACGATGAAGGAAAAATAAAGGATATGGCAAACTTTATTCAAGATGGACTTTCTCCATCAATAACAAACTTGGAACAAAGTTTTGCCAATCTTGCTCAACAAGGATTTAATCAGGCAATAGATCAAGGGGCAGTCGATGATGCTAAGAGGTGGATGGCAGCAGTTGATCCACTACCAGACTTCCTAAAATCAGCAATTGTTCCTCAGTATGAAATGAAGAAAGCAATTCTAGATACAGCATCTTCTCTAAACTTACTTAAAACCTCAACTCAGACCTCAATGAACTTGGTTAGTTCTCAGTTTGTAAATGGAGAAATAAATCTTAAAAAGTTTAATGCTGGAATGGGGGCAATTGAGCAGCAACTTGCATCTTTGCCAAACAATCAAGGTTTAGAAATAATGAAGCAACAATTGATTGACATTTATCCACAAAGCGAAGAAACGGTTAAATCAATCACTGATGCTGGAATAGCGTTTGACATTCTAAGTTTACAGGCTCAAGGCGTGGACATGGGGAGATTTATTCAGCAAATGGAAGCCGCTGGACTCTCCGCCGACCAAATTATAGAAAAACTTACGTTGCTGCAATCAATACAAGCGGGAATAACTGCTGCTCAGTCTAGGGTAGCCAAACTTGAAGCACAGATTGCGGAAGAAGAAAATAAGCCAACCAAACAACCTGGCGACGACACTGGCGGCGGAGGAAGCAAAGATCCCTTTGCTGCCGCAGAAGATGAACTTAGAGACAAGCAAGCAAAGATTACTATTAAAGAAATTGAAATTGACAGAACAGCCGAAGATAGGTTTAGGAAAAATCTTTCAGACAGGTTTGGTGCAGAAACCATTGCTGTAGGAGAAGTTGAAATTGGTCTAGACAACATGGAGGATGCAAGATATGCAACCGAAATGATTGGTGAAGCAATTGAAGATCTTGAAAGGGGGCCAATAAAGGCGGTACAAGATGAAATAGATGTTCTTAATGATCAAATCAAGGTTTATCAAGATGAAATAGACACAATTAATCGTGACATAGAATTACAAGAACAAGCCATCGCTGGAATTGAAAGAGAATACAAACCAATACTTGATAGTTTAGAAAAACAAAGAAGTGCTCAAGAAGACATTCTTGAGGGTCTAGAAGACGAGATAGACGCTCAGGTTAGACCAATTGAAAACAGAATAGCAGAACTTGAAAGAGAAGCAAGAATTGCTCAAGAGGCAGCCAAGCCAAGACTTGAAGCACTAGATGAAGAAGAAAAACTACTTGATCTACAAAATGAATCATTGGACGAACAACTTGATCAAATAGATAAACAAGAGGATGCCCTTGACAAGGTTGCAAAACAAAACGACTATATCTCTCGTCAGAGAAAAGGCCAAATTGATCTTGCTAGAGCACTTGCTGAAGGTGACATTTATGCTGCTGCACAGGCAGCAGAGCAATTGCGTCAAGATGCCGCAGAAAAGGCAACAGAAGATCAAAAGGAAGCCTTTGATCAACAAAGAAGTAGAATAGAAGATGAAAAAGATCAGATTCAGGAAAAGAAGGATGCGCTTCAAGAAGAAAGAGATCTTATTCAAGAACAACTAGACGCTATTGATGAGCAAATTGATGCAGAAGAATATCGCAAATTCCTTATCGAAGATTCTTACAGACTTAGACTACAAGATGCTAATGATGCAATCAAGGCAACTGATCGTGAAATTGACAGGGTAACAGAACTCAAGGATGCAAGAATTGAGCCATACCAAAAAATTATTGATGACTATGCTCCACAACTAGAAACATTAAACAACAATATCTATAATCTTGAAGAGGATATTAAGGACATTGAAGACGAAAGACTAACTCCTCTACAAAAGCAAGTCGATAAACTTGAAGATCAGAGAGATCTTCTTGACGATATTATTAGCGATACTGAAAGATCAATCACAAAAGATAAGGCACATCTAGCAGAAAGAAAGAAGTTCCTTGACCAAGAATTGCAAATTCTTTCTGCTCGTAGAGAACTTGCTGATCTTTCATCTGGTGGTGGAGGCGGCGGTGGAGGGCCAGTCGATTTACAAGATCCAGAAAAACTTGCGAAACTAAGAGCAGAACTTGCCACAGCACAAAAAGAATTGCAAGACTTTAATAATCAGAAAGCAGCACTTACTGGGCCAGCAATCCAAATGGATCTTCCTTGGTGGATGGGTATTGTAGGATTTGCAATGACCGCCTGGGAAACATTCTACCCATGGTTTGATGAAAATGTTATAACTCCAATCAAAGAAGCATGGAACACTGTTTCAGGTTGGGTACAAACAAATGTTATTGATCCAATCAACAACGCTTGGAACACTGTATCTGAAAACGTTGGTGCCATTATACAAACAATCGGGGCACTCTTTGTTGCTCTTTGGCAGATAATAGATGAAAATGTTATTCAACCACTAAGAACAAAGTTTGATGAATGGTATAACGTAACAGTAAAGCCAAGACTTGATGCAATTGTTGCTAAGTGGGAAGAAGTCAGATCAAGTTTTGAAGAAAAGTTCAATGCAATAAAGACATTCTTTACAACGTGGTGGGCTACAAGCATTCAGCCAAAACTTGATATTATTTTAGAGGTGTGGGAAAAGGTTAAATCAAGATTTGAAAAGAAGTTTAATGAAATAAAGACGTTCTTTACAACATGGTGGGATACTAGCATTCAGCCAAAGATTGATGCTATCGTTAATGTTTGGGAAGAAGTTCGGGCAGCATTCGTAGAAAAGTTTGAGGCAATCGGAGATTGGTGGGAAGACTGGAAAAACACAACTTTTGATGAAAAGGTTGAAGCAATGAAGGAGATGCTAAAGTCCCTGTTTGATGCTGATAATTGGAAGACTTGGTTCAACGATGCAGCAGATGCGGTAGTTGAAGCAGCAAAAACATTGGCAAATAGGCTTGCTAAAACACTGGGAACTATAGAGTTGAAGATACCAGAAACAATTGCTGGAGTACCAGTTCTTGGAGGGGGGAGTGGATTTAAACTTTCTATTCCAGAGCCTTTCCCTGGGTACTATGCTGGAGGAGCAGTTGTTGGTTCAGGGTCAAGAGATTCTGTGGGCGCACGACTAACGCCTGGAGAGTTTATAATTAGAAAGTCAATGGTCAATAAATACGGTCAGCCAATGATGGAATCAATTAACCAAGGATCTTTTGCAATGCCACGGTATGACGTTCCAGAATCAGGAGCCACAGCAGTAATTTCTCCAGTAAACAATGTTTCAAATGTCAACGCTCCAGTGTATAATACTTATGACATGAAGTTTAATATTCAAGGAGCCAATGCAAACGCTGATGAGATTGCACACAAGGTTATGACAAAGATTAGAAATATTGATAACGCATCAATTAGGGGTATAAATGGATATTAATCCCAACAATCCCACTGCCACCTCTTCGTACATCGCTGGCAGAAAGAGATACAGCAGGCCACAGGCAATGCTGTGGTCAGACAATGCTGGAACAATATCTAATGGCGTTAGAATACCAGACGGTCTAGAAAAGGAAGATTTCATTATACTTTCTGACCACAACAGAGGCGAAATCTCTGTTAATCAGCAAAGGGTGGAAAGCAGACAGAGAATGGTTAATGGAACCATGAGATCCTATCACATTGCAGACAAGATTTCTCTTTCATGCTCATGGTCAAGACTTCCATCAAGATCATACTCCAGAAACGTTATTTTTAATTCTAGCGGGGTTCCACAAATGACTGGATCTGATCAGGAGTATACTGTCGATGGTGGGGCAGGCGGTGTAGAACTACTGGACTGGTATGAAAATCACAGCGGCCCATTTTATGTTTATTTGGGTTATGACAAGTATAACAACGCATCCTTTGAGGTTGCTGGAAGCATAACAGACGAATCTTTTAATTATTTAGGAATATATAATGATGTAAGGCTTATGTATTTTTCAAGTTTTGATTACAGCGTTGAAAAAAGAGGCGGAACGAACTTTGACTTCTGGACTGTTAACGTGTCCTTGGAAGAGGCATAATGTTTCAGTCAGAAGAATTAGAAAATCATCTTAAGTATTCTCATACCATCGATAGCCAGCAGGCAACATGGATAGAGATAAACATGAACCAATCTTATAATATTGACAAGGTTGGCAACTATAGGTATAGACCAGGAACTACAGACCCACAATACGGTATCATTCAGGCATCATACGATTCAAACGATGTTGGAAATCACTACACAGGAGCGACTGACTCAGACACAGTTATAAACGCTGGCTTTGAAGATAATGATGATCCAGCATTTTTTGTTGCACCAAAAAGAAAGATAAACCTTCTGTATTCTCTTGATGATTGTTTCAGACAAAATAGACCAAGATCTGGAATTAACAAACTTCTGTATTTGGGAATTGTTGGAGCACCAAATGGTTTTAATCAGTATGTTGATAGCCTTACAACGAACGGTAGAAGAGAAGACCCAAATCTTTTGTCCACCGTAAACGTTGCTCGCAGACCAAGATACTATATGGCATCACGTTATGACGACTTTAAATACTGGACCTCATATAGGACAGAGGTTGAAGACAACACAACTAACGAATATGGCATTGCAATTAATCAATCCTCAGGATCTGAAAATCCATCATATTATATTTATGATGCTGCGCCATTTGTTGTCTACAAGGAAAAAGTTCCAACAAACAGAATTACTGTAAAGATGCAAACAAATGTTGGCGAAATAGATAATGGTCCATTCAGAATTGGAAACGACACAAATGTTCCAGATCCGCTTTATGGAGATAGTAATGCAACAATTCCTAAGAGGTGGGCTATTCAAAAATTAGATGAAAATAACAACTGGGTGGAAATTATATCTTTTACAGAAGACTCTGTAAAAAGCGATGGAAGCCCCATCATCGGCTCTAATGGGCATTTAGAGGTAGGGTATGGCCTTACTGTTCCAGACCTATTTACAGATGTGTTTGTTTTTGTTGAAGAAATTTATTCAACAGAATTGCTTCCAGACCTTGCCCCATATGGATATGCATATCTTTACAAACAATCTGAAACCGACAAGGGTGTTTTATATATCAGCGACGGTGCTGGCTGGCAGGTATATGATGCAGAATATTCCTGGCAAGTAAATGAAGAAAACATAACAAGAAACACCAAGGTTGTAAAGAAAATATCTGACCCAGACTATTATGAAGAAGGGGGCAATACATTTTTTAGGGAGTTCGACTTCGTTCATGGACTAAGAATCGTGATTGACACCATGAACAAAGTTAATTCAACATTTGATTTAATAGAACTTTCTCCAAGAATAGTTGCAGACATTAGTGATAAGATAATGTCTTTTTCTATAACTAGAACACTCTCTGATCTAGCAAACCATTCAATGCCAACGGGGGCACTTTTAGCATCAACAGGTAGCGTAGAGATTTTTGATTACGACCTTTCTCTCAATGAAAATAACCCCTTTGATGATAATACAAAAACAGGAAGCATTCTTAGCAATTACACAACAAATAGAATGAAGTTTTTGTTCTATGACATTGTAAAAAATATTGGATCTTTTGACTATTACATACCAATGAAAACACTATATTCTGAGGGCTTTCCACAAGCAACAGAAGCACCAGTAAAAATATCTATTGAATTAAGAGACTTGTTCTACTTCCTGGAGTCAAAGAAGTCTCCAGAGATTTTGCTAACAGATGTATCTTTGAGTTATGCAATAACAGTGCTTCTTGATAGTGTTGGGTTTAGCAACTATGTGTTTAAGAGAACTGAAGAAGATGAAGAATTAATTATTCCATACTTCTTTGTTGGCCCAGAGCAGAATCTAGCAGAAACTTTGCAACAGTTGGCGATATCTTCACAAAGCGCAATATTCTTTGATGAATATAACAATCTTGTAATAATGTCTAAAAACTACTTAATGGCATCACAAGATGCTAGATCAACAGATATGATTATATATGGGCAAGAAGAGATTACTGATGATGGAGTGGCACTTCCAAATATCGTTAGCATTTCTTCGACAGAAAAACAAGTTTATAACGGTGGAGAAATAAACTACACAACCAGATACATACAAAAGAGTATTGGTTCGATTAGTCAGGCACCATATATAGACGAATATAAAACATTTGTCTATAAGCCAGTCCTACTTTGGGAGGTGGCAGGACAAGAAAAAATTAAGACAATTAATGAGTCATCTTCTCAAGCATCTGGATATTCACTTTCTGCAATGCCATTAAAAACAACTTTGCCTGCTAGCATTCCACAATTGGTTGAGGGAGAACTAATAAATAACGTAATTGACTTTGGAGAAAATGTATATTGGCTAGCAAACTACTCTGGATATTTTTATTCAAGCGGCGAAATCATTAAGTATGATGCTGTGCAATACTCTGTTGCTGGAGTGGGAACAGTTTGGATTAAGAATAATCAGGAATATCAGAACTATTTTTCTAAACTTAGATTTAATGGAAAGATGTATCCTACTGGACTTGTAAGAATATATACAAATATTCAGGACAATGAAATAAAGGAGCATGGTCGTGGCCAGTTTGGAACAGAGATTGTTCAGCATCCTGCGGGGGTGGAAGAAACAACTTGGGTAAATGATACTAATGTAAGAGGCTGTATTCAAAATGCCCAGGACTATCTATTTAATACAAATGTTGATTTAGAGTACCCAGATAATTTGGGGATAGCAGAGGCAGGAAAGTCTAAGGTGATAAATGATGAATCATACTCTGCACAGTCCTATGCAATTAAGTCATCTCGTAATGGCATTATTAAAAACTTTATGGCAAACACGAACCTAACAGAATCAGAAACAAATTATTTTAAGTCAGCAAGATCTGGATCAGTACAAACTTCTTCCCTGGTCTTTAATGGTCCATCTCTTCCAGATGCCATTAATCCAGCAGATTTTGTTACATACTCTTACAAGAAGATGGAAAAGCCATACAAGCACTTTGGAACAAGAATGAGAATCGTTGGAAAGATAGAGTCTGGAACGAGTAGTGATCAAACTCCAGTAGGTGCTTTTGATTTTTATCCATCTAGCGAGGTAGTGTCAGATGACCCATCAAAGCAAATATCTATTTCAGGGGGTTCAGGAGGCTTGGCATTTGGACTAAATAAAGATACTAACGTCGGATACTACTTTGAAATAGCAGCCCTTACACAGAATACGGTTTCTTCTTACAAAAACAACTCCAATGAAAAAGTTTATAAGGTTGTAACTAGCCCAGTCGCTCAATCAGTAAATGATACAGTTACTTTAACTTTATCAAAACAGCATGATTTTAATATTGGAACAACGGTGGTTGTTTCTGGACTCACGACAACAGGTTCTGTCAATAGGTTTAATGGTGAGTTCAACATTACTGCAATATCTCAAGATAGGAAACAATTCCAGTATGAACTTTTGCAACCAACAGTAAATTCAATAACTGTTACGGCAGCAGAGGGTGACGGATCTAATATTGTTTACACAGCAGAGGGTCACAGGTTTAGTGCAGGGCAAACAGTGTCAATAACTGGAATGTCTAACTCTGCCTTTAATATTGCTAATGCTGTCATTACTGCTGTATCAAATCCAACAGATCTTTTACTTTATGACACATTTACTATTGAGGCCAATGTGACGGCTACTGAAACGGGGGCAAGCGGAACAGCGACATATGTTCCATTCAATGCAACATCTAATAGCGGGGGAGAGGTCAGAGAATCAATTGACGAAAACACGCTTATCTCAGATGTTTTCTTTTACAAGGTTGTTTCTGATGCAGAAGGAAATGCTATACCAGAAATACTTTACAGAGGATTTACAGAAATTTTTGTAGATGATGGAAAGTTTACAACACAATCAAGACTAACATCTTCAGAAAATTCAACGGTATATGATCTATCAGCAGAATTTATAGATGTTGGAACAAACAGAGACTTTTACTTATACATAAACAATAAACAAATTGCTGTGGTAACTGATACGAATCCTCTACCACAATACAACAACTTGGCACTCTTTGTTCGTGGATCATCCAGGGTGATGTTTGAAAATGTTTATGCTCTTGCGGATAACTTTGCAGAAAACACATCAAGGGCATTACAGTTGCCAATTTCTAAGGTATTCTCAGATGAACTGATTACAGAATCCGATGCTCTTAGAAACTACGCCCTGAGTGGAATGGTACAAAACACATACCTGACTGGAATTAGTTCTGAATCAGATCCAAAGTACAGTTTGTTCTATGAAGAGTTTGGAACAATTATGAGAGAGGTTGCATATTTTGATATCAAATATGATCGTGCCTACCCTGCCCTATATGCTAAGTTAGCAGAAACTTTAAACAGGGTAAGGGGGTACACTGTATCAGGATTCTTTGCAGGCTCTTATGGTGCAGAGTTCCTGATCTTTAATGCCGTTGACAAAATTCTTAATCTAGATGACACAACAGGAAACTACTTGAGAATATTGGGAATTGCGTTTACACAAAACACTACAAGATCCTTAACGGTAGACGATTTCTTTAAAAAGAATAGTAACTTTACTAATGCAATATATTCAAGCAACTCCAATCCTGGGGAGTATAAGCAAATTTATGCAGATGTTCAAAACAGCAGAAGCAAGTTTGGAAATAACGAATTCTCAATAGAGGCTCAGTATATACAAACAGACGACGCTGCTGAATCAATGATGGACTGGATTATTAGAAGAGTTCTATATCCCAAGAAAACTGTAGGAATAAACGTCTTTGGAACACCCCACCTACAACTTGGAGACATAGTTAATATTGATTACAAAGATTCTGGCATAGATATCATATCTTCAGAATCAACAAGGTACGTTGTGTATAATATTGAAAATACTAAGCAAGAGGGATCGGTAGAAACAGTGATCCATTTGGCGGAGGTTTAAATGTTTAATATAAATTGGGACATAATAACATCCCCTAGTTTTGGCAAGGAGATGGAAAGAATTCAGAAGTGGTCTGAGTCTGTAGCGAATCCTCCACCACCTCCACCCCCTCCTTCACCTCCGCCACCCCCAGGGCCACCACCACCCCCTCCACCGCCACCACCACCCCCAGCACCAATTTTGCCAAGGTTCTCAGCAATGGCGGCCCCCGACAAAAACATTAAAGAAGCACCAAGCGACATAATTCAATTTGATGATAATTCAATAGAAATCGCTCTTCTTCAAGATCTATTGTTTGAAGATATTAGTGCTACAGAACTTGCCAATATTTCAAGAACAGATTTGATTGATGGCCAGGAAGTTATCTATGAACCAATAAAGAATCTTTCTTCTGTTAGGCAAGAGTTTAACCCAAACAACGTTGTCGCCACAGCAATATCAACTAATTACTTTTCTAGATTTGGAATAGATCTAGATTCCAGGGGCATCTATGAACCCTACTTTGATGAAAATGGCGACCTTGTGATAGAGGTAGAAGACGTAAGAGATGGTGAAGAAATACAGGTTCAACTGCTCCTGAATGGTACAATTAATTTGGTAGATGAATCATGATAACTAACGACGGAAAAGAAATAATCTCAAAGTACCTTCTGGGCCAAGTTCCAGAATATGCTACACATTTGGCAATAGGGTGCGGAGCAACACCCCTTGGTCCGACAGACCCAATCCCTAACTCTGCATACAGTCAAAAAAGACTAGATTTTGAGATGACAAGAGTTCCTATTTCTTCTAAAGGCTTTGTTGATGACTCTGTAACTTATCAGATAACAACAAAAGAGTTAGTTTCAAATGTCGCTACCCTAACAACATCAGTCAACCATGACATTGTTATAGGAGAGACAGTCATTGTCAGCGATGTTGACAACTCCCTAGATGGTCAGTTTGAAGTTACTGCTGTTACTTCTAACACTTTTAGTTATTCAGTTATTGGGTCTGACATTAGTCCTGCTGTGTCGTTATCACCAAATGGTTCAGCACTTGTACCTAGAACAAAAATGTCCCTTACAGCAGAACTGCCAACAGAGAACAGATATGAAATTTCTGAGGTAGGAATTTGGTCTGCTGGAAATAACAGCCTTGCTTCTCAGTATGACAGCAGGGTTTTGTTTAACTTTTCCAACAGTTGGCAGGTACACAATGTTGCAATTTCTGATCCACCACTTAATACCAACCTGGGTTTTGATGGATCTTCTACAACTGTAGACATTCAAGAAACTGCTACTGCTTTTTATGCAAATACCTCCGACCCTATTTTTCAGGTTAGCACAAGAAAAGATAGAAAAGAAGGGCCAAGGTATCTAAATAGAACCTTAATGCTGAGAGGAGATTTCTCCTCAATAGATGACAGTGCTGGAATCGATGGCGACTGGGTTGGTAGCGGATCACACGTTCATCTCAACAACATTGGTTTTGATATATCTGGCAACAACACATCAGATCTTTTGAAACTGGCATTCTCCATGGTAGACAGAACATCTGTTGCTCAGGCGGCGGTAAAAGATGTAAAGGTTTTAGTAGAGTTCTTTAAGAACGAGGTAACTGGATCTCAGTCTTTTGCTAAAATGCAAATATATGTTCCTGGATCAGTGCTAGATGTTAACAGATACTTTGTTGCTTCTTCACAAATTTCACAAAACGTTGATTACAGTAACGAGTCTGCAAGCACGACTCTTCCATACATAAGATTTTATACTTCAGCAGACTTTGCATCAACAGAGATTAAGATTGCAAGAGTTTTTGCTGCTGTAACAAAATCAGATGATTCACCATCAGACGATCACTATATAGCGTTTGATGGATTCAGGCTTGACAATACAACAGATAACCCAATCTATAAAATGTCGGGGTACTCAATTATTGCTGGGAACAATGGACTTCCTATCATAAAAACTGCAAACTCAAACAACTACATAGACTTCAGATTCTCCCTGGGTGTTTCGTAATGTCTAAAAGAATAATTATTAGTGCAGAAGAATTGGTAAGTCTTGGCATTGATCAAGACCCCGAAATCTATCTTAGATTTAGGTTGGTTTCTGAGGATAGAAACAGGCTATCCGCGTGGACACCAATATTTGAAATACCCAACTCCTAGATGATATAATTTAACCATGGCAAAAATTCCACTACCAGACAGAGGTCAGCCACTAGACGTTACATACATCTATCAATTGGCAAACGCAATCAATGAGGTATCAAACGAGGTATCATCTGCTACATATAATTACACAACGGTATCAACAAGAGATGCTGGAAATCAGGTAATTCAGACTAGAGCAGCCAGAGTTATTGCTGGATATGTTGACATTGTTACTAACGAATCAGTAACAGCAGGAACAACAAAGCCATTCTCTTTCTCATATTCTTCAGACTTTAAGTACCCACCAGTTGCTACTGCTACTGTAGTCAATCGCGGTACATCCGACATTGGTGACGATGTTTCTGTTGTTATTAGATCAATCACAACATCACGAATCGAAGGGGTAGTTAAGTTTAATTCCTCTGGACAGGTGACAACAACAGTAAATATCACAGCCATTGGTATTCCTACATGATATAATTTCTGAACTATGCTTATTTGTAAAAAATGTAAAGGAAGGGTTTTTGTAGACAGAGCGTTTACAGAACACAACCACCTTGAAACATTTTGTATACGGTGTGGCTCTAGGAAGTTTTATCACAATGAGGGTGTTAGAAGCGGAGAAGGAGCAAGATTATGGCTAATGGAGAAGATGAACGCGAAATCATCGATTTGCCAGTAATACAAAGACCAAGAAGAAAGACTTGGTTTCTTGATGGGGATCTTGTTAGAATCACTCACTCCAGTAGAGCACAAGGAATAGTGACGCTTTGGAATTGCACCAAGGCTGTACAAATGACCATGAATATGGTAGAATTTAAGAGGAAGCGGAAGCGTGCTTTCACGGTTATGGAAGCAGCCAAACTTCTAAATTACCATAGGAAGAGCATACCAAGATTAGTAAAACGTGGTTTTCTCCCTCAACCCGTAGGCGAACTCCCTGGTGGAGAAACCGCCTTTCATCACCTAAGTTATTACAGCGAGGATCACATATTCGAAGCAAGGAATCTCATGGCCCAGACGCATATGGGCAGGGAAAGAAAAGACGGCCTCGTAACAAATAATAAAACTCCTACAGAACAGGAGTTGCGTTATGCCATGGGTGATGGTATGATTTACTACGTCAAGGACGAGAATGGCAAGTTCATTCCCGTCTTCTCTGAGACAATATAATACGGCAAATCGTTCTAGAAAGGTTATTCACATGGAGCCAACAAAGGTTCAGTGGTCTTTGGGCTATACGCTCAATACAGGTAATTTTCAGTCACTCAGGCTTGACTGCCAAGTAGAGGACTATGTTCGTGATGGAGAGTCCACAAAGGAGGCATCAGATCGCGTCTACTCTTTTGTAGAGCAGCAACTAACAGAAAAGTTGCAGGAGGCAAGAGAGGAACTTGAGTAATGGATGACTTCTGGGTAGAATTCAATAATACCAATAGCGCAAATAATTATGCATATGTTGCATCTAATGAAAAGGTTTCTGTTCTCTGTTCGTATGGAGAAACAGAAGCAGAGGCATTTCGACAGATGGGCAATTTGCTAGGAGATACTGGTTTTGTAAATCTAATATCCCAATCTGGGCACTACATGGATGATGATGTATACTGCATGACAGTTGTTGTATCGCATACAAAGGTGGAGTAATGGCAGATAGAAAGAGCAGGTTTGCTGTTTTAAGCAGGTATGAAAAGCATTGCAAGATCAGCGGTTTGCCTCAGATAAACATGAATAAGTACAACGAGCAATGGGCAGCAGACGCATTGCTAGAATCCTTTTCAATGGAGGATATCTATGGTGCAATGGAATACTACTTTGCTATCAATTCTAATCCAACATGGAAGGGATTTGCCAACAACGTAGATCGTCTGCTACAATCTAAGGCGGCAAGGGAAGAAGACGACAGATTGCGTGCAGAACGACGCAAGCAAGCAAAGGAATGGTTAAGTGAATCTAGAGGCTAAGACAATTTCAGCGGTACTGAATGACAAGCAAATACACGTTTTACTACAGGCTAATGTTGATACGCTTCTTAGAACACATAACGATGTGTGGTCTTTTATTAGAAATTATTATGAACAGAATCAAACTGTTCCACCAGTAAAGATAGTACAAGAAAAGTTCTTTGACTTTGACTATACACAAGATACTGGAAGCACAAAGCATCAGTTAGACGAACTGCGAACAGACTTTCTTAATGACAATATTAAGATTCTTTTGCGTTCAGCAGCAACAGAGGTTCAAGATGGAAACGCAGCAGATGCTCTAAACAGTCTGATTACAGAAACTGCAAATCTTAAAAAGGTTACCTCAACAGTTAGAGACTTAGATGTTTCAGACGTTGATGATGCTGTCGCTTACTTTGAGCAAATTAAAGAGTTGCAGGCAAGCGGTGCTCACGGCATTTACACGGGTCTTGCAGGCTTTGACAACTATCTACCTGCTGGTATTACCCCAGGGCAGTTAGGGGTTCTATTAGCCTATCCAGCCATTGGAAAGTCATGGATGGCACTCTACTTGGCGGTACAGGCTTGGAAGAATGGCAAGTCTCCGCTCATTGTTTCTCTAGAGATGACAGAGGCAGAGGTTCGTAATCGTATCTTTACCATTATTGGTCAAGGCATTTGGAGTCACAGGAGATTGTCTCGCGGCGACGTAGAGATTGATATGTTTAAGAAGTGGATGGACAAGGAGTTTACTGGAAAGCCAAGTATTCATATCATTTCTAATGAGGGAGTGGGCGAGGTATCCCCAAGCGTACTCCGTGGAAAGATTGATCAATACAAGCCAGACATTGTGTTTGTTGATTACTTAAATCTTATGACTAGCAATCAGCGCACAGACAACGAGGTTGTTAAGATGAAGAATCTGAGTCGTGAACTCAAGTTGCTCGCCATCTCAGAAGAGATTCCCATTGTTGCTATTTCTTCTGCTACGCCAGACGATGTGACAGATATGAATAGCGTGCCAACTCTGGGACAGACCTCATGGTCACGCCAGATCGCATACGACGCTGACTGGCTCCTAGCCCTTGGTCGTGCTGCCAACAGCGATGTTCTAGAGGCGGTATTTAGGAAGAATCGTAATGGTTTTCTAGGAGACTTTATGGTGCAGGTAGACTTTGATTCAGGAAGGTTCTTGTATAAGGATTTTGAATAATGCTGATATAATTTATCTATGAACTTCATGCACAAAAGAATAAAAAGATTTGAGTTGTCTGGACAAATATTAGATGACATATTTATTCCACGCATGAAATCAGAATATATCAGACTACTTTCGGAATCAATGAAAGAATCTGGCTATGTTGTTAGGCTTGACATAGATCCAGATTGGACAATACAATATACAGGAAACCACTACGAATTTATATTAAGTGTATACGGATCATATATAGGAAAGAGAAATGCCGCATGTATAGACGGACTAGACAAGAACAGACCGATATATACTCTCCAGAACAAGTCAGGAGAGTCCTCAACGGATCTGGAATCAACATCGAATCAGAAGTAGATTCTGACTATCTAATCTTCTGTCCTTATCACAACAACTATCGCACGCCTGCTGGCGAGGTCAGCAAGGAGCGAGGCACATTCTTTTGCTTCTCCTGTCATGAGTCAAGATCTCTAGTAGAACTTATCATGCATACATCTTCTAAGAACTTTTTTGAGGCATCAAGATTTATTGATTCTGCAAAGACTAATGTAGATATTACTCAAAGCATCGATAATGCTTTAGAAAAGAAGCCTGACTATATTCCATTTGACGACCTGCTAATTAAGAGATTAAATAACCAGGCTCTTGAATCTCCTAGGGCAATGAGATATTTTGAGGGCAGGAAGATATCTGAAAACTCTATTAAAAAGTTTCTGTTGGGATACTCTGAAAATCAAGATATGATTATTATTCCAATGACTGATCCTAACGGAAAGATGTTTGTGGGCTTTGTTGCTAGGTCTGTAGATGGTAAGGATTTTAAGAATACCCCAAAACTTCCAAAGTCAAAGATTTTGTTTAACTTACATCGCGCAAGGACGCATGACATAGTTTATGTGGTAGAATCGTCCTTTGATGCGATTAGATTAGATCAATGTGATGTTCCAGCGGTGGCTACACTAGGGTCTAATGTATCAAGAACTCAGGTAGAACTATTGACAAAATACTTCAATAATGTTATAGTTGTTCCTGATAACGATGATGCTGGTGCTGACATGGCAAAACGCATCACCGAAAAAATGGGGTCAAGAGCAACAGCAATTAGGCTCCCACAAAGGTTCAAGGATATCGGAGACATGACAGACTCCGACATTCACGAACTATCAAAAATTACAAAAAATCCATTATTATCAATTATTTAGGAGTGTATTTATATGGGTATTATGAAGGGTCTAAAGGAAATGGAGAAGGCCATGGACCGTCCATCAGCGTCTGGCGAGGGTGGAGCAAAGGTTCGTTGGCTTAAGTTGGAAGATAGTCAGAGCGTAAAGGTTCGCTTTGTCAATGAACTTGATGAGGATTCCCCTCACTACGATCAGGAGAGAGATCTAGCAATCGTTGTTTCTGAGCACACAAACCCCAAGGATTACAAGCGCAAGGCTGTATGTACGCAGGACTCAGAAGGTCGCTGCTTTGGCTGTGAGATGTATCGCAAGGAGCCTAAGAGTGGCTGGCGTGCTCGCTTCCGCTTCTACACTAATCTCCTTGTAGACGATGGTATAGAAGATCCATATGTTGCTGTATGGTCACAGGGCGTAGGAAAGCAATCTGCATTCAACACCTTGCGTGAATATGCAATTGATACTGGCTCAATTACCAACCGCCCATGGCGCATGAAGCGTCAAGGCACTGGAACGGACACTACTTATATTCTGCTTCCAGGAGATCCAGACACAGAAAAGCACGACTGGACTGGTGTCGAACCATTCAATCTAGAGAAGGTAGTTCGTGAGGTTCCTTATGCAGAGCAGGAATCATACTATCTAGGATTTGATGCTCCAGCATCGACAGCATCTGCAACCAACATTGATTGGTAATGTTGCGGGGGAGGGCACTGCGCCCTCCCCCATTATCAATAGGAGTTAATGTGCCAAAGATTTATTTTGAAGAACTGTTTGACGAATTAGGCTGTCCACATCCAGAGCCAGCAATCAATGCTTTTCCAAAATGGTTCAAGGATATGCCAAAGTTTGTAGATCCAAAGATTCATGGTAAGTCTGGCGTAAGAAAGATTGGCACAATCAGAGACTGCCCAGCAGTAAATGATGCAATGGCGTTTGGATATACGATGTACCTTCCTGGAGATGTTTTTATAGATGCCACAGGAGATACCATAAAGTACGACACTGGAACATTCGGAGATGGCTCCAGAATCACAGACGCTGAGTTTGACTTTATCACAAATCACGATCCCATTCAGACTAATGGATATCAGTCCATGTTTGATTTTCATAGGCAGGCTTTGAAGTGGCAGACATACTGGGGGGTACGAACAGATGAGGGATACAGCACAATGTTTGTTCATCCTATGCACAGAAATGACTTGCCTTTTTATTCAGTAACCGCTATAGTGGATACCGACAAATTCGCCACAAGAAGTCCATACGCCTTCTTTGTTAAGAAAGGATTTAAGGGTGTAATTCATCGCGGTACGCCAATACTACAGGTCATACCTTTCAAGAGAGAAGATTGGGAGATGGAAGTAGTAGAGCCTGACAGCAAGAACTATCACAAGAACATACAGAAACTGGGAAGTGTTTTTTCCCAGCCATACAAGAAACTATTTTGGCAAAGGAAGAAGTTTAATTAATGAATAACTATGTACCCCTTCACGTTCATACCCACTACAGTCTAATGGATGGTGTTGCTACACCTGAAGAGTATGCAACAAGGGCAAAGGAAAATGGCATGTCTGCCATTGCTATCACAGATCACGGAACCCTTTCTGGACATAGGCCAATGTATCGCGCAGCCAAGGAGCAGGGAATCAAGCCGATCCTGGGGGTAGAAGGGTACATCACCGCAGATAGATTTGATAAACGAGACAAGGCAGAAAGAACTACCCCACTTGACCTTGTTTATAATCACATTGTTATCCTAGCCAAGAATGACCAGGGTCTAGAGAATCTTGGCAAGTTGAACGAGATTGCCTGGAACGAAGGCTTCTATAAGAAGCCACGCATTGACTTTGAAATACTGGAGAAGTATCGTGAAGGTCTGATTGTCACCTCTGCTTGCATGTCTGGGTTAATCAACAAGGCTATTGAGGTTGACGACTATGCGGCAGCAAAGAGGCATCTGCAATGGTTCTCTGACCGCTTTGGTGAGGACTTTTATGTAGAGGTAATGCCTCACAATGTCGCAGGGATGAACGAGGCTCTAATTGATCTTGCTGACACTCAGGGGCACAAGTTGGTTGTAACTCCAGACTGTCATCATGCGACGGTAGATCAAAAGGTTATTCAGGAGATCATGCTTATCAACAACACTCATGCTAAGTTGCAGAAGGATGTTACTTACGATAAGTCTCGCAAGCATGAAGATATGATGGAACGCCTTGATTATCTTTATGGTCATGATCGTATGATGAGTTTTAACAAGTTTGATATTCACCTGCTATCTGGTGATGAAATGCGTCAGGCAATGGAAGAAAACGGTGGGTTTAGAGAAGACATGTTTGCAAACTCGCTTGAGATCGCAGACAAGGTTGAGGAATATACTATTCACAGAAACCTTAACCTGCTACCAGTTGAATACAAAGATCCAGATAAGCAGATTAGAAAGTATGCAGAAGATTGGCTTAAGGACAACAATCTAGATACTAATCAAGAATATGTTGATAGGCTTGAAGAAGAGTTGTCAGTAATTAAGGAAAAGAACTTTGCCTCATACTTTGTTGTTGTTAGGAATATGCTGAACTGGGCAAAGAAGAACGGCATCATGGTTGGTCCAGGGCGTGGCTCTTCAGCAGGGTCTTTGGTTTGCTATGCACTTGGAATCACAGACATTGATCCAATTAAGCATGGGCTGCTGTTCTTCCGCTTCATTGACATTGACCGCGATGACTGGCCTGATATTGATAGTGATATTCAAGATAGTCGTCGTGAAGAGGTTAAAGATTATTTAGAAAAGCAATATAAGCATGTAGCGTCAATTGCCACATTCTTGCAGTTCAAGGATAAGGGTGTGGTTAGGGACGTTTCTCGTTGCTTCAATATCCCCCTCTCTGACGTTAACCGCGCCTTGAAGACGGTAGACACTTGGGAAGAGTTTGTAACCTCTAAGAATACAGCATGGTTTGTCCAAAAGTACCCTGAGGTTGTAGAGTATGCAGATAAACTTAGGGGGAGAATTCGTGGAACAGGTGTTCATGCCGCAGGAGTCGTAACCTCTAAGACACCCATTTCTAAGATTGCCCCAATGGAAACTCGTAATGTTACAGGAACAGAAGGAAGGCTTCCTGTTGTCGCGGTAGACATGGAAGAGGCGGCAGATATTGGTCTAATCAAGATCGATGCCCTTGGCCTGAAAACTCTTACAGTTATCAATGACACACTAAACATTATTGAAGAACGAACTGGCAAGAGGCCAAGACTGTCTGAAGTCAATATGGAAGATCCAAATGTATACAATATGCTGAGTGATGGATACACAAAGGGTGTTTTTCAGTGTGAAGCAACTCCTTACACAAACCTTCTAGTAAAGATGGGTGTTAAGAAGTTTGATGAACTTGTAGCCTCAAATGCACTCGTCCGTCCTGGTGCTATGAATACCATTGGAAAGGACTACATTGCTCGTAAACAAGGCAAGCAATCTATTACCTACGCCAGCCCAATTATGAAGGAGTTTACAGAGGATACATACGGTACAATTCTGTATCAGGAGCAAGTTATGCTTGCCTGCACCAACCTTGGTGGCATGACTATGGGCGAGGCAAACAAGGTCCGTAAGATTATTGGCAAGAAGAAGGATGCGAAAGAGTTTGATCAATTCAAAGAGTTATTCATTCGGAATGCAACTGGGCCTCTTGGTGGGACGGCTGCTGAAAAGATGTGGCACGACTTTGAAGCCCACGCAGGATACTCCTTTAATAAGTCTCATGCTGTCGCTTACTCAACGCTCTCGTACTGGACGGCATGGCTAAAGTATTATTATCCACTAGAATTTATGTTTGCTCTTCTTAAGAATGAGAAGGACAAGGATGCTCGTACAGAGTATTTGATTGAGGCAAAGCGTATGGGAATTCCCCTACGTCTACCACATATTAATGATTCTGATACTGATTTTAAGATCGAAGGAAAGGGGATACGTTTTGGGTTATCGGCAATTAAGTACATTTCTGATACTATCGCTCAAAGATATATTGCAGCACGGCCCTTCAAGTCTTTTGCAGAAGTGCAAGAGTTCACTTTTACAAAGGGAAATGGAGTAAACTCTAGAGCACTAGAGGCACTAAGGTCTGTAGGAGCACTAACGTTTCCAGATAATCCTAGAAATGAAGAAGGGGTTCGCAACAATCTCTATCAATATTTAAACCTTCCAGAGTTCAACGTGCAGATCCCACAGCACTTTCATGCATACATTAGTTCTGTTGATGATTTCGATGAAAAGGGTGCGTTCATTTTGATGGGCGTAGTCAGAGGGATTAAGCGTGGCAAGGGTTGGTCAAGAGTAGAAATTCTAGATAGCACAGGATCGATTGGAATATTTGATGAAGAAGAGACTAGCATTGAAGCAGGCAAAACTTACATTATTCTTGCTGGATCTAACAGAATTGTGGAAGCAGTTCCTGTTGACGAGATACGAGAAAGCGACTCTCCGCTTATACGGTTCTTAAACTACAAGCAACTACCTTATGGACAGGATGAGTATTATGTGCTATCCTTTAAGCCTCGCACGACTAAGGCTGGGAAGCGCATGGCAAGCCTTGTAGTCGCTGATAGCGGAAGGGAATTGATGAGCATGATCGTGTTCCCCAGCAACTTTGCAATGGCATACACAAGACTAGAAGAAGGAAAGGCGTTTAAGATTAATTACAATCTATCAAAGGACGAAGACATGGTATTTCAGGAGGTAGTAGGAGAATGACATATTTACGAGACATGGACGATCTAGCGCATACGCTACACGCACATGCAAAGAAGAAGGGCTTTTATGAGTCTTATGAGAACATGGATGATGCAGATTACATTATCTTTCATCTAAAACAACTTGCAATGATTCATAGCGAGGTATCTGAGGTTCTAGAGGCTATGCGTAAGGAGAAGGGCGACGACATTGTTGTAGAAGAACTGGCAGACATTGTGATTCGCGTTCTTGATTTTTGGGCATTCCTTTCTGCCACACAATATACAAACAGATCATTGGCAGACGCAATAGTGGCAAAGATGGAAAAGAACCTTGAGCGTCCATCAATGCACGGAGTTCTGGCATGAGCGTAGAAGAAGTTCTGGCAAACTTAAATCCAAAGTTACGAAAGAAGATCTCTCTTGGATCTGAGATAGAGAGTACAAGGTTTGCCGCAACACCAAGCGTTGGCCTTAATCGTGCCCTCAATGGCGGATTCCCCTATGGCAGACAGGTTCTAGTTTGGGGAAATAAGTCATCGGGCAAGTCATCGTTTTGCCTGCAAGTCATCGCTAAGGCTCAGGAAGAAGGAAAGGTGTGTGCATGGATAGATGCAGAAATGACGTTCGATCAAGACTGGGCACAAACTTTGGGGGTAGATACAGAAAATCTAATTGTTTCTACCGCTCGCACAGTGAACGATATGGTAGATGTTGGTACAGACCTTATGAAGGCTGGTGTAGATCTAATCGTAGTTGATAGCATCTCTGCCCTACTTCCTGCTATTTATTTTGAGAAGGATAGCACAGATCTAAAGCAACTAGAGAATACCAAGCAGATTGGTGCAGAGGCCAGAGATATGACTAACGCAGTCAAGATGCTCAACTATGCAAACAATCAAGAAAATCAAACCTTGTTAATTCTTATTAGTCAGTCTAGAAATAATATTGGTCAGATGTATACTCAACAACAGCCCACAGGGGGCATGGCAGTAAAATTCTACTCATCTACAATCATTAAGTTGTTTAGTTCTGAATCAGATAATCAGGCAATCAAGGGCAAGGTCTATTCTGGAGACAAGATTATTGAAGAAAAGGTAGGTCGTAAGGTCAGGTGGGATGTTCAGTTCTCTAAGACCTCTCCAGCCTTTCAGACAGGAGAGTACGATTTCTACTTCCGTGGTGAAGATATTGGCGTAGACTCCATTGCAGATCTTGTAGACACCGCAGAAATGCTTGGTTTTGTTGAGCGTTCTGGTGCTTGGTATACCGTAGAAGGAGAAAGATTCCAAGGCAGAGACAAGTTGGTTGCTGGTGTAAAGGAAGATCTGGACATGCAAGAAACACTATTTAAGAAGGTTCGTGGTGAGTAAGTTTACTGTATACAGTGGTAAGTTTACTTGTCATAAATGCAAGTCAGAAGTGGATAAGGCGAGGTTTTGGAAAGACACCTACGACTTTACATGGATGTGCTCTTGCAAGTATGTTTCTAAGGTAAACCTTTATGGAAAGGGATACTGATGAGCGAGCGTGGAGAAGCAAAGAGAATTGGTGCAAGGCTGCACAAAAACTCAGGTCGCAACTATACAAAGGGAGACATGTCCTGGAACAATTACGTTGTAGACTCTAAGGAATATTCTAAGAGTTTTTCAGTCACTCAGGATGTATGGGCTAAAGTAGTAACAGATACTTTGAAGGTAGACAGAAAGAAATCTCCAGCAATACTGCTGGTTCTTGATGGTAAGACAAGGCTTGCTATTCTAGAATGGTCAGAGTTTGAAAGGTTGGTAGAAAACGATGAGTCAAACGACTCTTGAGCAGATCAACGGTCTGTATGAAATAGCAGACTATATGCAAGATCCAGAACTAACTCAGGCACTGGAGTTTATTGCAAAGGTAATAATGAAGCCAGACATTCCTCCGAATGTAGCAGCAGTTGAGATAGTTAGACTACAGGCAATTGCAGCAAAGATGGCAATGAAGGCAACCTGGATGACAAATGTTGATAAGAGCGATAGAGCAAAGAAGAACATTTATTACACGGCATCCTCTGAGATAGACAAGACAGTAGCAGCACTCAAGTTCATTCTAAAGTGATACAATTATTCCCTACGAGTAAGGAAAACAATAATGGCAAAGAATTTTTTAAAACAGGTTTTAGATAAGCAGCCAGCAGGACCAATAGATACTAAGGCACTTATCTCTAAGATTGAAGAAGGATATACGGTAAATAGGACAACCGAATTTAAGAAGAAGAAGTCTTTCAGTCCGTCCTCGTTGGTTTATGGAAATGGTGCATGTCCACGGTACTGGTTCCTCGCATTTGAGGGTGCAGAGTTTGAGGATGATGCAGATGCTTATGCATCAGCCAATATGCAAAGCGGTATTGATGCTCATGCACGCATTCAGAAGGCTATCACAGACGCTGGTATTATGGTTGAAGAAGAGAAGAAGGTGATGATTTCTGACCCACCCATCTTTGGTTTTGCTGACGGTATCCTGCAATGGGGAGAGACACAACCAGTTCTTGAAATCAAAACAATGAGAGAAGAGTCTTACTCTTACCGCAAGCACGCGAAGCCACCAAACTATCACCTTATGCAGTTGCTTATCTATATGAAGATACTTGGCAGAAAGTTGGGGGTACTTCTTTATGAAAACAAGAACTCTCACGAACTACATGCCATTCCTGTAGAAGCAGATGAAGAAAGCCTAGCATGGGTTGAGCACGCCTTTGATTGGATGAGAAAGGTTAGGGCTAAGTGGGAAAGCGGAGAGATCCCAAAGAAGCCTTATAGGTCTAATTCAAAGGTGTGTAAAACATGCCCACTACAAAAGGCTTGTGCTGCCGCTCCTACAGGTGAGGAGAGAATAGAGCCTCTGGAGTACCTTGCATGAAGGTCTGTGACTGGTGCTCTGAGGAGTTTCAGCCAAACGTTTCTTATCAGATTTATTGCTCGCCAGAGTGCCGTGAATTGGCAACAAAAGAAAAGGTGGGCGAGAAGTATAGAATTAAAAGAAGGAAAAAACTTGCTCAAAAAGAAAGAAGATGTTCTAATGGTTGTGGAACAATTCTAAGCGTATATAACGAATCAGGATTTTGTAGTTATTGTGCTGTAGATAAGAAGCAAGTAAATAGAACACTAAAAGAGTTAAAGGGGTTGATAGACTATGAGCGTTTTGAATAATAAGCCAAAGTCTTTTTGCACGATTGATGCAAGCACAAACAGCCTTGCCTTTGCTTATTTTGAGAATGAAAAACTTATTAGATATGGAAAGATTAAGTATCAGGGAAATGATATTTATGAAAAGATTATTGATGCTGCACACAAAACACGGGCGTTCTTTGACAAGTTTAAATCTTTAAATCATATTGTTATTGAGCAACCAATCTATCTGAACTCTCCAAAGACTGCCGCAAACTTGGCAATGAGCCATGGCGCAATTGTTTCTGCTGCCGCATTGACGGGGGTAGACCATATGGCAAGCGTAGTACCCATGGTATGGCAAAACTGGTCAGGCAACAAGCGTTTAACAAACGAAGAGAAAAAGACGATTAGGCAAAGGACTCCTGGTAAGTCAGAGTCTTGGTATAAGTCTCAGGAAAGATTGTTTAGAAAGCAAAGAACAATTAAGTTTGTTAATGATAGATTTGGATTACATATTGATGATGACGATGTTGCAGATGCTATTGCAATAGGAGCATACTGTATTGACAACTGGAAGAAGGTGTTCTAAAATATGCCTAGAGGAAGTTCTCTGCATCATTCAGAGGCATACCTAAGAAAGCGTCTTCATATGGACAAGAAGACTCCAGAAGAGGTTGCCAAGGAATGCAATGTTAGTTTGCAAATTATTTACCGACAGATGAAAAAGTTTGGAATTAAGAAATGAACGATATGGTAAACCACCCAAGCCACTACACAAGCGATCCTAGCGGGGTAGAGTGTATTGACATTGTGCGCCATAGGAACTATAATATAGGGAACGCCATTAAATACCTGTGGCGAGCAGGACTAAAGAACGAAGACAAGCATATAGAAGATTTAAAGAAGGCGATCTTTTATATTAGTGACGAAATCAAAAGGCTGGAGGGCCACTATGGGTCGCAGGAAGAAGGTAGTTAGTCCACTTGGTCATCTGTATCATCGTGAACCGACATTCACTACCCCCGAAGGAAGGACGGTTGAGTCTGGAGAGATCATCAAGATCAAGGGTATCTGGGGGACAAAGTTTAAGTTTATAGAGTATGTTCAGCGAACAGATGATGGGTCAAAAGAGTGGATTGATTGCTATGAGTTAGAAAAGGGACAACTGTGCGGTCATCGATCCTTTACTCCAGATCGTATAAAGCCCCTACCTAAAAAGAGGAAAAGGCGCACAAAGAATGTCTAATAAGATCAACGTCTACTGGTCAAATGTTCGTAATGGAGAATTAGATCTGTCAATGATCTATGAAGAGCCAAAAAGTCTTATTCACGAACTTTCTCTTAATAAAAATAAGAGTAATCCAGACGACAACCTTTTGCGTTGTCCAGCAGTAACCGATCTTGCAAAAAATCTTTTTGTAGTGAAGAGTCCATTAAAGACTTCTGCCTCTTTTGTTATAGAAGATGGTAATGTTTCTAGTAAAATGGAAAGCAAGAGCGGCGGCTGGTTTGTAAATCGTCCACCTAGTCTAGAAAACCAGTTGCTTGCTAGTTATGATTATTCACTTATCTTTTTCGCAGAGGAAGAGATTGAGATGATGGTGAGCAGTCCGTACTTTTCTCAAACACCACACAGATCTTGGGGAGCCGTTGTACCAGGATTATTTAATATTGGAAGTTGGTTTAGGCCATTCAACATAGAGTTTAATGTTTGGCCTGGTATTACAGAGGTCAGTCTTGAAGAAGATGAACCCATTGCCTATATAAAGTTTTTTACAGATAAGACTGTTGTGTTTAAAAGATTCTCAATGACCAACGAACTGATAGAGCAAGCAAAGTCTTGCAGTTCCGCTGGATTTTGGGAGCCTAAAGTTCCCTTGCTTAAAAGATACAAAAGATTCAAGCAATCAAAAATGAATAAGTTTGTTTTAGATAAAATTAAAGAAAATGTTGTGTGACATAAATCACCGTCATGTATAAATTAGATTGACAAAACATGTAAATTCTGTTAGGCTAAAGTGTTGCCGCCGCAAGGAGGAAACAGATGAAATCGAAACTGATAGGAGGTGTTGTAGGAATGGTGTTAGCAATCGCTATGACTTCCCCTGCAACTGCCTCTGACGCGGTGTATGCTAAGTCTGCACCAACTGCGACGGGAAAGGTCGTATACATCAGTCAAGAGCACAAGGCTGCTCGCTCTGCTGATGCTGACGATATGAAGGGCTATGAGCCATCTTTGTATCGCGGTAAATGGTACGATAATAAATGGGAGAATTCTCGCAAGTGTATTATGCAGCGTGAATCTCGCTTTAGTTATCGTGCTGCCAATAGATCATCCTCTGCAAGAGGAGCCTATCAATTCTTGGACTCTCAATGGAGAGATGGGCTTGTTTGGATGATGCTGAAGGAATCCAAGAAAACAAAAGATGGCTTGTCTGCTGAAATAAAGACTTTGTTCGATAAGCCAATTCACAAATGGTCAAGGTATTACCAAGATCGTGCTTTCTATACCGCTTGGCAAAATGGTAGTGGTAAGAAGCATTGGTATTATCCAGGCCATAACTGCTATTAAAAGGCGGCAGGGTAGGGACCAAATCATTAGGTGGCAACACCCTACCCTGCTGCTATAATTGGAGCACTATGAACGATATTTTGACACATATTGAAGAAGTTAATCGTGTAGCAACTGAATACATCAAGGGGCTAAACGAGACAGAAATTTCTAGGGAACTTGATATACCCAAGGCCAGAGTCTCCTCTTTGTTGAAAGAGTGGAAGACCATGGCTAGCAATTCAGAGGCAGTAAGGTCAAGGGCTAGGGAGGCATTGTCTGCTGCCGATCAACATTATTCTAGACTTATTAAACAAGCATATGAAGTAGTTGATGAGGCTACGACAACATCAAATCTTTCTGCAAAGAATGCAGCAATAAAACTAATTCTTGATATCGAATCAAGAAGAATAGATATGCTACAAAAGGCAGGGCTTCTAGAAAACAAAGAACTTGCTGATCAACTTCTAGAAACAGAAAGAAAACAAGAACTTATCATGAACATTCTTAAAGATGTTGCAACAAAGCATCCACAGATTAAGAATGAAATTTTAACAAGATTGTCAGAGGTGTCTGGGCCAGCAGGAGAGGCAGTAGTAATCTATGAGTCTTGATTTTAGCGACTTCTTTGATGCCCTTGATGACAACCCCTTTGAGGAAGATCCAGTAGATCTTGACACCTTTTTGCATGACGAAAACTTTCTCATGCAGCCACCTCTTTCACAGATTCAGAGAGATCTTGTAGAAGTTATGAGTCAGATCTACAGGGAGGAAGATTTAATTAGGCTTATGGGTGAGGAGAAGGGCAAGGAACACTACAAGAAATACACTAAGGCAGAGGTCATTCTGCAACTTGGAAAGGGCAGCGGAAAAGATCATACATCAACCATTGGTTGTGCCTACCTAGTATATAAACTAATGTGCCTAAAAGATCCTGCTGCATATTTTGGCAAGCCACCAGGAGACTCTATCGACATTATCAACATTGCCATTAACGCACAACAGGCAAAGAATGTGTTCTTCAAGAACTTTAAGACAAAGATTCAACGCAGCCCGTGGTTCGCAGGAAAGTTTGAATCGAAGGTAGATAGTGTAGAGTTTGATAAAACAATTACTGTTTATTCTGGTCACTCAGAACGCGAGAGCCATGAGGGTTTGAACCTAATGCTTGCAATCCTTGACGAGATTTCTGGCTTTGCACAAGAGTCTACAAGTGGAAACGAAAACGCTAAAACTGGTGATGCTATCTATAAGGCATTCCGTGCGTCAGTTGATTCACGTTTCCCAGACTATGGAAAGGTGGTTTTGCTTTCCTTCCCTCGCTACCCAGGAGACTTTATCTCCAAGCGGTACGATGAAGTGGTAGCAGAAAAAGAAGTAGAAGAAAAGAAGCATACTTTTACAATCAATCCTGACTTGCCAGAGGATTCACCAGAAAATAGATTTGATATTGAGTGGACAGAAGACCACATCCTTTCATATAAATACCCTGGAGTATACGCTGTCAAGAGGCCGACATGGGAGGCAAACCCAACAAGAAGCATTGAAGATTTTAAGATTGCCTTTATGACAGACTATGCAGATGCAATGCAAAGATTTGCCTGTATGCCATCCTTTGTTACTGATGCATTCTTTAAGCAAAAGGATAAGTTGGAAAAGGCTATGTGTCTTCACAATCCAATTGATAACTTTAAGAGGGTAGAACCAAAGTGGCAACCAGATGAAAATATTAGATACTATCTTCACGCTGACCTTGCTCAGAAGCATGACAAATGTGCGATTGCCATTGCTCATGTGGACAAGTGGGTAGAGGTGAGAACGTGGAATGATTATACTCAGATTCATCCATTCGTCATTGTTGATGCTATTGTGTGGTGGGAACCTCGTAAGGAAGGCCCAGTAGATCTATCAGAAGTCAAGGAGTGGATTGTTAGTTTTAGAAGGTCAGGATTCCAGATTGGCCTTGTCACTTTTGACCGCTGGCAGTCATTCGACATTCAACAAGAACTAAAGACTGTAGGAATTAAGACTGATACTCTTTCAGTAGGCAAGAAGCATTACGAAGATCTCGCCATGCTTGTCTATGAAGATCGCGTACTGATGCCTCACAACGACATTCTGTTGGAGGAAATGAGCCAGTTGCGTATCGTATCTGATAAGAAGGTTGACCACCCTAGAAAGGGTTCTAAAGACCTCTCAGACGCTGTTACAGGCGCGGTATACAATGCAATCGCTCACACCCCTCGTAATCTTAATCAAGAGATTGAGATCCATGATTGGAAGTCTATTTCCAGAAAGCATGAAAGAGATGAAATAGAAGAATATGAAAGAGGCCGTCGTCCTGAAATGCCAGACGATGTTGCTCGCTACCTTGACAGCCTAGGTATGCTCTGATAAAATTTTCTACAACAGAAAGGTATAGACATGCTATTAGCATTTTTAATTACAACATTGATTATATTCTCTATCAATAGTTTGGCAGCAATATACTTGCTATCGACAAAGATTAATGAACAAAAGGTTCGCGTATCAGATATAATCCTTGTAATTTTGCCAGTGCTCATCATCTCCTGGAACATTTATCTTTTAATAAATTATTGATGGCATGGGGCGGTAGCATAATCTGGTTAATGCATACGTCTTATAAGCGGAAGATTGTGGGTTCAAATCCCACCCGCCCTACGAAATATGTAAGGTATAATTTTATAAAGGATGTGATGATTGATGCCTTGGGATATTAAGCAACGTGGATCTCAATACACAGTGGTTCAGAGAGACAATGGAAAAATTGTTGGAACGCATCCAACAAGAGCAGCAGCAGAAAGACAGCAAGCAGCCTTGTATGCATCGGAGGCAGACGAAAAAGATAAGGCAGAGTGGCCCACCAGAAGTACCTGGATGGGGCAGTTTATGCCATGGAATCGCTAATGAATATACTTGTGGTTGTCCCATGGGTATTGACAGTGTTGCTGCTTTTGCTTATAATATACATACAAAATAAAAATGGTGTAGACTTTGACGATCACTTTGATCTGGATAATGAAGATCTAATTCCAGATTGGGTCAACGAAGATTCAATGGGAGTGATCAGAGTAGCAGTAGTAGATGACAAGGCTTACTGGGTAAAAAACAATGTCTTTTATGAGGCAGAAGTAATATCAGAGCCAGACTTTTCTACTGCACAACCAATTGATACAATGTCTTTATCAAAAAGAAAGTTGAACGAACTTCTCATCATACTAGATGAGTTAGAAGCATACGGAGAGGAATAAAAATGAACGTCGTAGTCCAGGGAACCAAGGAGTTCTCAGATTATCAGATATTTATGCGTGCAATGGGAGTCGCGTTGTCAGAAATAACAGATGGAGAATTCAATGTATTCTCTGTTGGTCCTGCAACAATTAACTCATACACCGCTGAATTCTGTAACCTTTCTGAGCAAGGACTAAAACGACGCAACATTAAGGTACGATACTACAGGGTTCCGCCTCAACAGATTGAGGAAAACTGGGACAACGTTGACTACTTTGCCTTCCTCTCTACGCCAAATCAGCGACCGTCGCGCCTTGTGTCGTCTGCTGAGTTGGCTGGAGTAGAGGTAGGCATCTTCCGATACTAGGGGGATGCCATGATACTCTCAAAGACAGACAGAGCATATCTTAATGTTGCAAGATATTTTGCAACAAAGTCTCGCTCAAAAAATACTCACGGTGCTGTTGTAGTAAAAAGTGGCAGGGTCGTGGGCACAGGATGGAACAAAACAAGAAACAACCCAAACATTGTTTCTCCAGAGCACATTAAAAGTGATTGCTCATACCACGCAGAACAGGTTGCAATTCGTGAGGCTGGAGAGTACAATGTACGAGGCGCAATTATTTACGTCGCAAGAGTAAATAAGAATGGTCATGATAGAAATAGCAAGCCTTGTCCACGCTGTAGTGATCTAATTGATCGGGCTGGAATAAAGCGAGTTATTTTTACAATAGAAGCAGGAGAATATCATGCTAGTAAGTAGCCTAGAAGTCATGGAAGAAATTGTTTCTAACCATGAGAGTCTATCGTGGGATGGCTGGGATGTAGTTCGACATACCCCAAACCACAACGCGGTATATTCAAAGGATGCTGAGTATCGTGACGGACAGTGGAATAAGAAGAGAGTATTCCCTATCACCGAAAAAGGCTGGCACATTCCAAACCAGATAGGGAGAAACCATGCACAGGTGGAAGGATGATGCAGAATGCTTAGGAATGGATACCAATCTCTTCTTTGACAAGTATGAAGAAGATCAAAAACTTGCCAAGTCTGTAGACAACATCTGTGCAAGATGCAAGGTTAATCAGGAGTGTTTTGCCTCAGGTGTTTCTAGAAAAGAGTGGGGAGTTTGGGGAGGTGTCTATTTGAAGGATGGTAAAATAGACAAGGAATTTAACTCTCATAAGGCCAAAGAAGATTGGTCAAACACTTGGGAGTCCCTAACAATGGAGGTAAACTAATGTATACGATGGAGATGGCAAAGGCCGTTAGATCTCTAAATCCTCCCAAGGGATTTCATGTAGATATCTTTGATCACGATGACTTTCTTACTGTTCGTGCAGATGAGATTGAGTTTTACAAACTAGAGCATGATCAAAAGATTGCAGCAGTAGAATATATGATCAAGGTAAAGAAGGCACTTGAGCAAAATGGAGCAATAGTGCTCCTTGAAAGGAACCCTGTTAAGTGAGCATATTTGTTTCTATTGCTTCATATCGTGATGAAGAAATAGTGAAAACTGTTCGCAGCATTTACGAGAATGCAAGCAGACCAGAGGATCTAACAATTTGTGTTATATCTCAGGAACTTAGAAACAATCACCCAAAGTTAGACTTCATACCAGAAGATCAACTAATCTTAGTAAAGGTACATGCTAAGGATGCAAAGGGTGCAGGATATGCAAGAAAACTCGCCGTGGAAGAATACCGTGGCGAGGATTTCTTTTTTCAGACAGACTCCCACATGAGGTTTGCTGAAGGATGGGATTCCAAACTTATAGATATGTATCATGTAGCAGTTGAAAAGCAAGGAACAGACAAGATTATTCTCAGCCAGTTCCCTGCCCCATACATGCCATTGACAGACGGAACAGACCACTACGTCCTTGGAGATGAGGATTTTTGGGACGAGCCATCTTGGACAACCGTAGTTAATACTTGGACAGGCGTGTGGGCAGGGAACCGTGAGAAGATTGAAGACATGTCTTCCCCACACTATTCCCACACAATTCTCGCAGGACTGTTATTTGCTCCAGGGAAGGTTGTTGAAGAGATTCCTTATGATGAAAGAATATCCTTTATGGGTGAGGAATTATGCTTTGCTATTCGTGCCTTTACAAGAGGTTGGCACATCTATGCACCAAACGAAATGGTGTGTTGGCATTTCTATAAAAGAGAAGAGCGTCCGAAAATATGGAAAGACAACATGGCTGGAAGATCCTGGACAGACATTGAGATGAGATCTCAACGTGTGCAAAGAGATGTTTTATTAGGAGTGGAGCAGGGAACTTTCGGCATAGGCGACTACCAAAAATACCTTGAATATCAAGAGATGATTGGCATAAACTTTGAAGAGTTTTATGAAAAAGATTTATCTGACAAAGTAAATCTTGGACTTGTTACTCAAGAGATTGAGTTTGACAAAGATTTTAATTTAGTAGAAATATCAAAGACTGGTTATTGCAGAGAAGGATACCACTCTCGTTGCTTTGCAAAAGAAATTTGTGATTGTATCTGTCATAATAGTGATAAGGAAGATATAAAATGAGGCAGCAAGTAATCCTACCCTGGAGAGATCCAGACTGCGTTTATAGGAGAAAACACTTTGATTTTTTGTATGATTATTATTCAAAAGAGTTTGACGTTGTAATAGGAGACAATGAGGGAAAGTTTAATCGTTCTGCTGCGAGAAATGCAGGGGTGGAAAAATCAGAATCTGAGGTTGCTGTTCTAATAGATGCAGACAACTATATAGAAATATCACAGATAAAGTCTGCCATCAAGGTGGCGGCAAGAAAAGATTGCCTTGTCAAGCCTTTCTCACACTTTGGATATCTAACAGAAGAGGCAACAAACTCTTTTTATGTTGGTAAAAATAACTTCAAGCCCAACACAGACAGTTTTATCAATGATCCAGAGAAGAATTTTACAGGCGGAGCATATGTAATAAAGAAAAGCCTTTGGCAAAAGGTTGGAGGAATGGACGAAGGCTTTATTGGTTGGGGTGCAGAAGACGATGCTTTTCACATATTGATCAAGGCAAAACTTGGCAACGCACACTACGTTGATGGATTTGATTATCACCTTTATCATCCTGCACACAGAGTAACATCAGAACTTAATTACAATAAATTAATGGAGGAGTATGTAAATGGGAACTTCACATCCTGAAACAAAGCCTTGGATTATGGAAAAAGCAAAAAGGGCAAGAGTTAAAACAGTCCTTGATGTTGGTGCTGGCTCAGGGACATATAGAGATTATTTTTACAACAAGGGTTTTAATCCTACAATGGATGCAGTAGAGATTTGGCAGCCATATATTGATACCTTTTCTCTAAAGGATAAGTACAACAAGGTATACAAAGAAGACATTAGAGAGTTTACCAAGTATCATCATGACTTAGTAATCTTTGGCGATGTTCTAGAGCATATGACTCAAGAAGAGGCGTTTGATGTTTGGACAAAGGCATCTCGTAAATGTAAGTATGGTGTAATTTCTATTCCAATTATTAATTATCATCAACATGCAATTAATGGCAATCCTTATGAAGAGCACGTTAAAGAGGATTGGAGCCACAAAGAGGTTTTAAGCACGTTCCCTGGCATCCAAGACCATTGGCTTGGCAACATAACGGGTGCTTACTGGGCACGCTTTGATGTATAATTGTTCGGAAAAGGAACGAGCATGTATGTTGCAAAAATTTGTAGAAAAGGTTTGATAATTCAGGCCAGCATTTTTAAAAAAGAATGGTCTGAAGAATTTATGTCAAACCAAATAACATCAATAAATAAGGCAAAGTTTCTGTCTCGTAAATCAGCAGAGAGATGGTCGAATGCCCAGGTATGTAAAAGCATGTTTGAGAATCATGAATTGGAGATAATAGATGAATAACGAATATGTTACAAAGACACTTAACAATGTTCTGAGTAGACATTCGAAGGTGGTTCATGGATATGAGGTTGAGATTGCCAATCTCACAGCAGAAATTTATAGGCTGCAAGATGAGTTAGAGCAACTTAAGCAGGTTCAAGATGTTCATACAACACATGATAAAATGGAATAAATAATGTTTGTCTGGAGATGCCCATGGATATACTTGATGACGATAGTGAATATGTTTGTATAACGCATCAATGCTTTCTTCCTTGTGAAGAAGGAGATCACCATCTTGTTTCTAATTGGATCACAGACGTTTATAGAATAAGAAAGTCGATGGAAAAGAAATGAGTTTTTTAAAGAAAAAGGAGAGCAAAATGAGTTGGAAGCCAGTAGCAGGAATCACAACATTGCGTAAGCAAATTGATGACCGTTGGCCTAAGAGAGATAAGAGGTCAGATGGAATCGTAGGGGATTCTGCTCATTCCGCCAGGAAGAGCGACCATAATCCAGATAGTCGTGGGTATGTTCATGCTCTAGACATTGATGAGGATCTGAGAGGGTCAAAGATGGATAGCGAGTGGCTGGCAAGGCAGATTATTGCTTATGCTCGTAACAAGCGTCCAGGATCTTCTAGACTCAAATATGTGGTATATGAAGACAGAATTGCAAGCGGATCGTACCCACGCCAGTTCTGGACATGGAGAAACGGTGACTGGGGTCATGAGCATCACATGCATGTTTCCTTCACAAAAGAAGGAGAGCAAGATGGATCGAAGTTTGATATCCCAATCCTCATAGATGGTGAGATCGGGGTATGGGACGGATACATCCCCTTCTTTGATGTTCTAGAAGATTCTATTGCATCAGGTGCTAGGAATAAGGCAACATGGAGGCTTGCTTGCAGACTAAAGGAACTAGGGTTCTATAGTGGCAAGGTTGCTCCAGATGGTGAGCAGGCATATCCAAAGAACGCTATTCGTGCAATGCAGGATTGGATGGGCTGGGAACGCAGAGAGTATGATGAGAAGGCTCACAAGGCCATCTTTGGCAAGGTTCCATTCTCTAAGAACGATGACTATGAGCCAAGGCCAAAGGAGTCTGCTCCAACCTATTGCAAGGACTGTCCCTGCAAGCCAAGTTGATGAAGATCACATCGTTTTTGTTTGACTCTCATACAAAACTCTGATATGATTGTGATATCCCAACAATCCCAAAAGGAGGAAATATGAAGTCACTCAAGCGTGCCTTTGAGAATCTTTTCACAAACGCCACAAGCGAAGATGAAAAGGCTATCCGTGCAATGCATCGTGAGTGGACAAAGCAGAGGGAAGCCGCAGCAAAGTTCGGCCCTCACCATGTCCAAGAAATTGATGCAATCTTCAGTCGTGCAGGACTCTAATTATTGACATTTGTCCACGCCTCCTGTAAAATTGGGGGCGTGGATAAGTCATATATAAGGAGTAATAATGCTTGACTGCCGTGGTATCCCCACCAGGGAATGCGTCACCTGTGGATCATCTTTATTTACCGTTCAGGTTCAATTTGATGAAGCATACGAAATTACCTCCTACCTACTTGACTGTGAGTGCGCTTACTGTCATACTAAGTTAACTGCTCCAACGCCGTTGGACCTGATTGAAATGGATTAATATGCAAACCTTTGTTCCGTATGCAGACATGCATGAGTCTGCTGTTGTGCTAGACAACAAGCGGCTTAACAAGCAACTGCTAGAGGGTCGTCAGATCTACAACATTCTGTCCTCTGGCCGTACTAAGGGTGGCTGGGTCAATCACCCTGCCGTTAAGATGTGGCGCAACTATGACAATGCTCTTTACGCATATCTAGAGAACATGATGCTAGAGTGTGAGTTTCGTGGCATTGCTACTGAGAAGAACTGGTCAGCAATCACCAAGATGCACAGTGATAATTGGGACCGTGGAAGCAACATCGTAATGCCGCCGTGGTGGAATGATGAGCGTGTCCACCAATCCCATCGTAATAATCTATATAATAAAGACCCAGAGTTTTATGCAGAGTTCGTGCATGACGAGGCCATCTCATGTTGCGATAAATGCAGTTATGTGTGGCCTACGCATCTATTAATGTATAACGAGGAACTATTGGAGGTAGCAAGTTGAAGTCTAAAGAAGATTATACAGAAGAAGATCAGCGTGCATTGCGTGATCTAGAAAAGGCAATGGATTCTATCAAGAAGTCTGTTGGCGGCAAGCAAGGCGAGGCACTTGAAAAGAAGTACGCAGAGGAGTACAATAGGTGCTATCGAATGGGTCTAAAGCAATACAAATTGCAGTGGACCAAGACTACAAGGTAGCCTATTCGCGGCTGTGGTGTAGAGGTAACACAAGAGTCTTCCAAACTCTTATCGCCAGTTCGATTCTGGTCAGCCGCTCGCTTGGGAAGTTGATGTTACGCCCCTGTAACTCAGAGGACAGAGTGGAGCACTTCTAATGCTTAAGTCGCAGGTTCGACTCCTGCCAGGGGCACTTAAGCCCGATAGTCCCCAAGGTGGGGAAGCGGTCTGTAAAACCGTCGCCGTTGGCATGGCTGGTTCGATTCCAGCATCGGGCACAGAAAGGAAGTTATGGAACACTACGACATAGTAATAGGAACGCCAGGGTCTTTGATCACTGGTGCATTTGTCAGGAGCCTAACTAAGACCATTAAGGTTTTAGAAGAAGAGGGGATAACTTGGCAATTTATTAATTATGAATCACCAACTCTGCGTCACGCAAGAGAAAGGGTAATTAATGATAGAAATGATGACCAGTTTGATTCTGAAGTGCCCTTCTCTGGAAAGTTCACATATAACAAGATAATGTGGATAGATTCTGATATTCAGTGGGAGCCAGAAGATGTTCTTACACTATATCGTTCAGAAAGGGATATTGTTACAGGTGCATATATGCAGACAAATGGAACAGTTGCAATTTCCTTTGACGAGGTGAGTTCTCCTTATCCACACCAGATACCAGTGTCTAGGGAGTCAATAGTTACCTCTTGCGGCTTTGGCTTTATCTGTATAAAGCAAGGTGTGTTTGAACAACTTCCGCGACCGTGGTTCGACAACTTCCTTTTCAACAAGGATGGAACCGTTGCGTCTTATGCCACAGAAGACTCCGCTTGGTGTGCAAAGGCGAGGTCGTTTGGATTTAAGATTTGGTTTGATCCAAGTGTTAGGGTCATTCATAATAAAACAATGTCTCTAGTCTGGCTAGACTCAGAGGCAGAGTTGTGATAAAATTCTACTGACAAAAGGAGAAACATGCTATACGTTAATGATGTGGAGATTGCAGAGGGAGAAGATATCTTTCCTGGAATCAGGGTTATTGATAATGTAATTGACAACCCGCAAGAACTTATTGATATTGCGAACAGTATCCCAGATAACTGGATGCCCTCTGCTCTAGGTGGAGATGGAAGTGTTGATACTGATTCTCGCAGATCAAATTCTTTCCCGTTTCCCGTCCATTTTGAGAATCCGCTAGTATTCTTTAGCACAGCACAGAAGATCTATCTTCAGGCTAACAAGTATGCACAGGACAACGATATCTTCTTCAGCCATATGGAAAAGATCTCCATGTTGGAGTACCTTGCTGGCGACGGTTTCTATAAGCCACACTATGACTTTGGGCCAGATACACCACGGGCAATGTCTGCCATTCTATATCTAAACGATGTGGAAGAGGGTGGGGAGACATACTTTGATCAATTTGATATTAGTGTGCAGCCAAAGGCGGGTAGGCTTGTGCTGTTCCCTGCTACATTCCCATACTCACATGAGGCTAGGCATCCCATCTCTGGAAACAAGTATGTTCTGGTAACGTGGTTTGGTTTGACAATTAATAGCGATACCTTTGAAAGGTACTACAGAGGCTAGCATGAGTGAACGACTAACGCTGATGCAAGAAGGAGAAAGCCCAAGGTATAAGGTATATAGTTCTTCTGAGATTATTGATAACAAAGATGAATTTGTTCGTGAGATTGAAAGTTCACGCAACTCACTTAAATCAATATACCCAGACATTGATTCCACATGGGGGTATAACGTTTATAACCTGTTTGCTATCTCTGCGGGGTATGAAATGTTTTACAACCTATACAAGGATTTGCAATATATTGTTAGAGACTATCTTCAAACAGATGAGCCGCTATGGATGCAATCATGGGCAAACTATCACTACGAAAATGACCTATTAGATTGGCACGCCCACTTTGATTGGGCATGTCACGGATACATTTCTATTGATCCGAAAGACTCTGTTACCATGTTTGAAAACTTTGAGATTGAAAATAAGGTGGGCAATATTTATATTGGCCCATCAGATGTTCAACACAAAGTTTATTCTAACGGTCAGTATGAGGGCCATAGAATAACTTGTGGATATGACATTGGCACAAGGGAAACCTTGCTTGCAATGCAAGAAAGAAACGCTATCAACATTTCTTTCATGCCTATCTGATATTGACACAACGGTATTTTATCGATATAATATTCTTGTCAATCAAACAAAGGAGATATAATGGAAACAATGGTTCAGGAAAACGAAGTTTCTGATGTTCTAAAAATTAGTGATCGTTGTGATCGCTGTCAGAGTCAGGCTTTTGTTTGGGTAAATGGAGTAGCAGGGGATCTTCTTTTCTGCCGCCATCACTTTCTGAAGCATGAGGAATCCCTGCGTGATTACGCCTTTGAAATTGTTGATGAGACTTATAAGATCAACGAGAAGCCATCTGAATCAAGCCCTGTATAATTTGGGTAATGCCTCCTTAACTCAGGGGTAGAGTACCCGCCTTGTAAGCGGGTTGTCGTCAGTTCGAATCTGACAGGAGGCTCGGACGATTAACTCAGTTGGTAGAGTGTCTGGTTTACACCCAGAATGTCGGGAGTTCGAATCTCTCATCGTCCACGCTATGATTATCAGTCCATCAAGAAACTTTGTTTTTATTCATCTAGAGAAGTGTGGCGGCACATCCGTAGAAACAGCCTTGCAACCACACCTACACTGGTCAGACATAATCATGGGCAGCACAATCTATGGTGAAAGATATCAGCAAAATCTATATGACAGATACAGCATAGATGAAGTAAATAAAACAATGCTTTGGAAACACTCTACTGCTAAAGACATAGAGAGTTTTGTTCTTCCAGAAAACTGGGGTGACTTTAAAAAAATATCTGTAGTAAGAGATCCAATAGACTTAATAAAATCGTTATATTTTTTCTCCCATACAAGCGTTAAGTATCACATTGGAAGAATAAATAGACAGAGGTGGAAAGAGATTATAAGGACTCAAGAGTTTCCCAACGCTTGGCCATACACTGAAGCATTTGTTCACGGGTACGCAGATTCAGTAATTAATTCTTCTGGAATAGACGGATTTGTAAGATATATATTTAAGGACGACTTTTCTTTTATTAGGCCACAGGTGCGTAGGCTTGAAGCACTATCTACCTCAGACCTTGGAATGATTAAAGATCTGTCTGTTCTTAATGATGAGTGGCAGGATGTTCTAGATGAGGTAGGGATAGAAGAAAGTGTTCCGTTACAAAGATTGAATGCAAGCGAAAGAGATAGCATAGAACTGTCTCCAAAATCAATTAAGATAATCAAAAAGCATTTTGCTATAGACTATGACGTTCTTCCAGGCTACACGGGCGTTTCTTGGAAATCGTGATACAATTTATATCATGGATCGTGAAGAAATGAAAGAGTTCGTAGAGGATATGACAGAGAATATGGACAAGAAAGATCCTTGCTGGGAAGGTTATCGCATGGAAGGCATGAAGCCAGCAGGCGATGGCACTGGTAGAATGGTTCCTAACTGCGTTCCCATTAAGCCACAGAAGGCCGATTATGCAGGAGCATATGAAAGAGGATACGAAAACTGTGGCTGTCCAGAGTGCAAGGAAGAAAATATTCCTTGTGAAATTTGCGATACATGTAATCCAGCGGTAGTGAAGGCAGCAGATTCCTACAGGCCAACCGCTGGAATGAAGGCTGCCGCAAAGCGTGCCCTGCGATGGAAAGAAGAGGGCAAGGCAACAGGTGCGGGAACGCCAGTCGGTTGGGGCAGAGCCTCTGATATTGTTGCAGGCAGATCAATGTCGCTATCTACAGTCAAGAGAATGTATTCATTCTTCTCACGCCATGAGGTTGACAAAAAGGGCAAGGACTTTTATAATACTTCTAATCCATCCAATGGTCGCATCATGTGGGACGCTTGGGGTGGGGATGCTGGATTCTCTTGGTCACGCAAGATCGTCAAGCAGAACGAAGCAAAGAAGTTGTGGCAAGAGTCACCTTTCTTTAACTAAACAATGGCGTGTGGCGCAACGGCAGCGCAATCGACTGTTAATCGATGGGTTGTAGGTTCGAATCCTACCACGCCAGCGGGTATACAATAGTTACATGGATGAACTTAGGCACGATATTGAAAAATATTGGAGAGAAAAGTTTTCTGATGAGATAGAAGAGTGTATAATGATACGTCAAAATGACGATCAAACACGATGGTTTAATGAGGGATTGAGGTTTGCTGCAATGTATATAAGATATAGGTTTGATGATCCTGTGGAGGACATGTAATGATAACCAAACATAAACTTGATTCAGTATATGCTGTGTCAGACTTTGAGCCGCATGAGGAAATTAAGCAAAGCCTGTTAGATCTTATTGATCAGAGTGCGGCGGGGTCGGCAGAGAATCCTACCGACAATCTTAATGTTACAAAGGTAGACTGGCAAGACTCAACAGACTTCTCACGACCATGGGTTGATTACCTTATGCCATATCTGAATCCACACATTGCTGAAGTGTTTAAGGTTATGAACTTTAGCAAGTTTAGGGTTAAAGAAATTTGGTTTCAGCAATATTTAGCAAAGGCAAGTCATGGCTGGCACACACATGGTTCGCATTTCACTAATGTCTACTACTTGGAGTTGGATGACAATGCACCTAAAACTGTTCTTGTAAACCCCTTTACAAGAGAGGAATTTGTTCCTGACGTAAGAGAGGGCCAGACCTTAGTTTTTCCTGCTTATGTGGTTCACAAAAGCCCTGACGATTTTTTTGATAAGAGGAAGACCATTGTCTCCTGGAATTCCGACATAGATATTGAGCACCCATATCAGCCATGAGTCCCTTTTTTGAATCAACAAAGAAAAGAATGCCGCACTTCTTTAGTGGGGTAGATGTTCTTGAATATGTACCACATGCAAGAAGCAAGTCTATTAATTATCTATTTGAAAACTCTAGAAACTTTGTTGTTAATCCAGAATCTAACTACATGTCTAGTATAGAAAATAATTCTTTTACAGTTGTTATGAGTGTTAACTACTTTCAATATACCCCAAACTACCTTGAGCAACTTAAAGAAATGCACAGAGTTTCGTCAAAGTTTGTAATGTTCTCCTGTGCAGCGGCGGGTAGGCACATAAAAAATCCACCGACATATTACAAGAATTTAGTAATGTCAGACTTCTATAACCACCTTGATCTAGACGCGATGTTTGAGACACATAAGTTTGATGTTGATTATGAAAGATCAGATCTGTGCTTTTGGGCAATAAAGAAGAGTGAGGTATAATAAAGATATGGCTTTTGAATTGATAGGAGAAAAAGACAGCGTAAAGGGTGATCAGACATACGCCATCAAGGTGTACTTTGATGCTGATACGAATACTCAGAGAAATGAGTACGTTCTTAATGACGAAATTCTATATTATATTGAATTTGAACAGAATGAGATTCAAGAGGCTGACAAGGATATGAGCGTTGATAGCGTCGCTTCTGGTTTTGATGACTGGTATGACGAGTTCGGACCCGACTGGCGACCACAAGCATTCTTTTTGTGATGACAACACCAATCTTTGTTATGGGTGGCAAACACTCTGGCACAACACTCACAGCAACCGTCCTTGGTGCTAACAGCAAATGCTCATTAATCCCCATGGAAAGTGGTGCGTACTCAATTCGACATATCAGAAATTTGAGAGAGGTGTTTGTAAAGCAAACTGCCTCTGTAGAATCGGACTTCCTGGTAGAAAAAACTCCAGACCATGTTTATCAAATTAATAAGATACAAGAGGACTGGCCTGAGTCTCCAATATTTATAGTGACTAGAGATCCAGTGGACAGGGTTGCATCAACGCTCCGCAGACACGGTAACTTTGGTCAATCGGTATACGAATGTGCTAATGATATGGCAGCCTGTATCTATGCAATAAAGAAGCCCAACACCTATTTAGTTACATATGAAAATATGGTAAAAAACTTTAATGAAACAGTAGAGGGCATGTGTTCTTTTGCTGGACTAGAGTTTGAAGAATCCATGATTAATTTTCATGAGAATTCTCCCACATGGTACAAGCATTTGCAGCATGACGGGCATCATAAAGTAAGATCTCGTCAAATGAAGATGCCCCTTTATGATGACAGCGGCTGGGGAATAGATTATCTGACTAAGGATCAATTAGATCAAGTGCGGTTTGATTGCTCAGAGAAGCATCAAGAACTAATGAAACATCTAAGATC